ATGAAAACATTAACTGAGTTATACGATTCTATCGTATCGAAAATTGCAGATATCAACACTGCAATCAAAGACAAGGACGCTATGAAGCGTGACAAGCTCTTTTATGAGCTTGATGAGCTTGAGAAGGATTATGCTCACACTAAGAAACTTCAGGAATACGACAAGTTTGTAGCTTGTGATTTTCCTGTAAAGGAGCTTATTCTCAAAGAGGAGTACACTGTACTTGGTCATAAAACTGAGCGTTCAAAGGAAACTCACATCATCACAAAATGCAAACTTGATGAAAAAGCTAAGAAAAAATTTGATTTACTGGATTTTTGTAAAGCAAAATCAGAAGAAGGTAAGCTGAGTGACCACTGGGCTTTAAGTCTTGAAAAATTATCGCTCATCTGTGCGCTAAAATGGGCACTTGAAGAAACGAGCGGTGCGGAGCAGTCTGCTCAGTTAAAAAAGCTGAGAGATTGTTACTATATTGACGAGGCGGCTCGTACTGTGGAATTTTTGAAAAATGCCGGCGATAAAGATATTGAGGGTGTTGCTGTTCCTACATCTATGACATCTATGACTAAGCTGTTACAATCTATTGTTGACGAAACTCTGTTTATGCCTGATAAAAAAGGTAAAAATATGTTGAAGGTTACAGGTCATCAGGTAAAACAGTTTATGAACCTGTTTACTAAGCGTGGTAAAAAGTGGGGTTCTCTCTCTGCGGCTCAGGGTAGAGAGTTCAGAGAAAATTTTTATTCAATGATGAGATGTGTAATCGAAGGCAGAGGGTTTGCACTTGAATACGAAGGTGCAAAAAATTCTGATGATGACGATACAGAAACTACAGATAAGCAGAAGGCTACCAACACGCAGGATTCTGATAAATCTAAAGATGTAAGCACAGTAACAGAAACTACAGATGAGCAGAAGTAATATCTAAGAACACTCGTTTAGCGGTTGCGAGTCAAAACAAAACCGCTGCCAAAGCGTATGCTTATTTTTAAGGAGGTTTAGTAATGCGTCCACAAAAACATAATAAATTGACTAACCTTGAGCTTGCTATAATGACAGTAAGCTATTGTTTAGCAGGAGCTCTAAGTTTGATTGGCTTGTACTGGTTTTGCAAACTGTTAGTCTTAATTGTACCATAGGAGGGATACCGATGAGTCAAAAAGATAAGCTTGAAAAACTTCTTGAGCACTACGGCATCTCATGGGACGAGTTAAGTACATTAAATGATGCACAGATCAAAGCGATTGAGGTGGCTTATTATGACCGCTATGGCGAAAATATCGCTATAAGCTTTGTTTCTTCATGACAAAGAAGTGACTTTTGAAGCCACTCGTCCCGATAGAGGTTCAAGCAGAGTAATGCTTGAATTTCCGAAGCTGTCTCAGAAAATGTCTGAGTTGCTTATGACTAAGATTTGCCATAAGTCAAGGCAGTACGCAAAACTCGAATAGAAAGTATGTTCGCTTGAACACTCGTGTAAAAAATGGTAGAATATTCCTGAAGCGTGATTATATCACGGCAAGATAAACGATGTTTGTCAATTAATAAAAAGAGAGGGAATGTTCTTGAGTAACAACACGGTTGATAGCAGCAACCAGAATACACCACAAGAGTCTATGCACGGTTTGGGTGAAGTTCTGCGTAAACAAATATCTCAAAATCTAAATAAGTCGGCAGACGAGTTTGTAGAAGATGTACGAGGGATGGATGCATACACAGATGCAATAGTTTTCTTAAGTAAATTTGCAAGCAAAGACGAGGATATCTCACTTGCTTCGTTAGACTTGACACCTAACTATTCCAACTCTGTAATAATTCGTTCTAAAGACGGTATGCCGATTGAATTCCGCATGAGTGATATTGAGGCGTTCTGTAAAATTGCGTTGAACAGTACGCTAATCTCATTTTCAGTAAATGATAGTGGAAATTTAGAGTTGTGCTTGAATTTTGCTGCTTATAAGCCAAAAGATTAAGAACACTCGTTTAGCGGTTGCGAGTCAAAACAAAACCGCTGCCATAAAATCACTCTTTTATAAGAGTGACAAAAAGTAAATATAAACCAATTAAGTGTATGCGATAGATTTTTGCATACACTTTTCTTTTGCCTAAAAAGAGGTGGTTAGAGTGTACGAGAGTGTCAAAACAATACAAGATATTCGTGATGAACATATTGATGTATTGAGGGATTTTGGTGTAAAGGTTACATCTCAGATTGTGCGAACAATCGAAACCAAGACAACCGAAATTGCGATTGAAAATTACTGTCGTATTTTAATAATTAAACGATTAGAACAGGAGGAATAGCTTCTTATGCTAAAGGTTGGAGATCAAGTTCAAATATTGCCTTCTGCTGTTATAGTTGGAATACCTGAGATATTTATTGGACATACAGCGGTTATTAATGCAGTATATTCTAATAATTTGATAAGCAATTCAGTACAGATCAAGATTAACGATGAAGACAACAATACTTGGCGTTGTTTTCCTAAACATCTCAAGAAAATTCAACCGTCCGAAACAGATGATATCAGTATTTGGAATTATATTTGAGAGAAGGTAATTTAATGTTTAAAATCGGAGACAGAGTAAAAGTATTACCAAGCATAACACAACAGGACGGTTGTGATAGTCAGTTCTTGATTAACAAAATAGGCATCATACAGTTCGAGAGTCAAGACGATAGAGGTGTAAATTGGTATGCTGTAAGTTTTGATTTTGATGATGATCGGTTACATGGTTGTACAGGGTTTGCACCGCACTCAGATGGTTGGTGGTGCGACGGAGATTACTTATCACTTGTGCCAGAAAGTGATGTTTGGTAATGAATTTTGTAAGGAGGTGGTTTTCTGTTGAAAGTTGGAGATAAGGTTAAAATACTTCCAACAATACTATCAGACTATCCTAATTTTCCGTATGTAGGAGTAATAGGCAGAGTGTGTACCGTGGTAGACAGTGATGTGAATATAGGTGTTGAGTTTTCGACTCCTTACAATTACTTACACAACTGTGGCGGAGCAGCTGAGTCCCATTCTGGCTGGTGGTGTCTTAGGAGGCATTTGGAATTTATACCTGATGATGATAATTTGCCGGATATTTGGGAGTATATCTAACATATGAACAATTTTAGGCAGGTTATAAAGTAAATTATGTTGATAGCAAAACACAATATCACAGTAGAAGGAGATTACAAAAATGGCAGGTAGAACTATTAGTAAGGAACTAAAAGCCCAGATTGTGTCGGCTTATAGACAAGGCGAAAAGATGAAAGACATAGCTGAATTGTATGGGGTATCATATCCCACTGTTTCTAAATTAGTCAGAGCATCGGTTAATTCATCTGTTAGTCTTGTAGGCATTAAAAAGGCATGTCCTAAGTGTGGTAAAGATAAACACGAAGTAGGTTCGTATTATTGCTCACATTGTGGAGCAAACATTATGACAGAAGATCAAAAGTTGTCAAGAGAACTTGACAATATCGCAAAAACAATTCGTTTTTGTTTGCCACAAGCAAAAGAATCCGATAGAGAGAAGATTGATAATTATGTTGCAGTTTTAAAAGAGGCAGCATTAAGAGTAGGAGGTGAGGGGTGATATGACGGTAATTGCAAAGAATGGTCACTTTGAAGTTATTGATGAGCATGGCAATGTGTTGTGTTCGGGTGATACCGAAACAGAAGCTGTTGAAGCGTATGAAGAAATAGGATTTGAATAATGTAACATTTGCTTGCTTTATTTAATAAAGCCGCCTTACTTAAAGTAAGGTGTTAGAAAGGTTAGAGAGAAGAAAGGGATACGGGTTGATCGAGAAAGGCACTGGACAGGCTCTGGCTCAGTATGTCCTCAAATAAATCAAAGCTCTTGAACCAAAAGGACACTTTCCAAAACCAAGCTTAGACGCAAAAGCACAGAGAAAGATCACTTTCGTATTTCGGTAAGAGCATAATGCCCTAATTGATAAGCCAAACAAAAAGTTCAATTTACAGATTCTTCACAAGTTCCATCTTTATTTAAGAAATGTTACAGCACCCCTTTAGACAGGGGTGAGCGGTTACAAAACTACTACCTCCTCGTGGTGTAACTGGGTAATGCTAAAGTAGAAATAAATTAAAGTGCCATATGAGGCAGAAAGGAGTCACAAAATGACTGTAAAAACATTAAACAATGTGATGGTTATTGAAGCCAACTTTTCAATGGAGGAACTTTTTAAAGTTTACAAACACAAGCCAGATGTATTGTCATTAAAGGATGATGATGGCAATATGCTTTTCGCTGTAAAGCCAAGCGAACACAGAGAGAGTTTTAGCGATTGCGGAATTTCTTTCGTAAGTAATTCTTACACAGCGCCAAAGGCATCAATTACAATTCCTCTCCCATCAGAATCTGCTGACAACACAAAGGTGTGGATTGCAGAAAACTTTGGTTCAATCCTGACAAATCTTGAACAGATTGAAAAGAATGTATCGGAAGCTTGTATTGATATTGATGTAAACATTGCAAAAATTGTCGGCTCAATTGTAACAGCGTAAACAAGGAGGAAATAATAATGAAAAGCATTAAAGTTCAGAACAATCTTAAGTCAAAAACAATCATTGGTAACCCAGACGAAATGACAGTTCAGCAGGCTTTCAATGAAGCCCAGCTCGAAATGGGTAATGGTATTCTCAATCTTAACGGCGTTGTGGTATCTGCACAGGATGTCAACAGAACACTGTCTGACATTGTTGGCGCAAGAGATACATACATTCTTGCATCGGTTGTCAAAGCTGATTGTGCATAAATTGTGCATAATTTGATTTGAAACAAGGGAGAGTACGCTCTCCCTTTGGCATTTGCATTGTCGAAAGACTGCTTTACTTACAGTAAAGTATTAGAAAGGTCAGGAGCAGAAGACTCATCCGGCAGAGATGCTGCTGAAGGCAAGGTGAATGAAATGCACGGGGAAGAAAACGAGAAGCGGCGACTATCTCACAAACCCAAGGGTTACAACTGAAAGGAGCTTATGAATCCAAGATTTGCCGCTGAAATAGCCACATCGAAGCTATGATTACATCAGCAATCCCAATGACCAAGCTTCTCGCAGGAGTCATCTTACTGCCATAATTGTATTTAGAAATGCCAAAATCTAAGGAGGAATAGAAAATGGATTTAATTACAAATTTATACACTCGGAGTTGTTTTGATAGCCGTCTTACATTTGGAGATGATTGCCCCAAGATAATCGAAACATTTGTCAAATGTGTTTACGAACCTTATTACACTAAGAACAGTGATTTACCATCTATATTTTTTGGTTGTGTTTCCGGCACACAGCCACCACAGAGAGCCGCAACAGACAAAGCTGTTTATATATGGTATAACAACACAGAACCCACTATAGAGGGAATTAATAAGAAATTTAACTGTAGTGTGGAATCGTATGAGAATTATGATAAATATTGCGAATTAACCCACAATAAATCAAAAGGATGGGTTGGCGGCAATCAGTATATTTTTTGGACAGATCCGTTTAATGCAAAATGTGTAGAAGAAACGATAGCTGTTTTTCTTATTCCGCTGTTTGATTTTGTTTGCACAGCAAAAGAGATCAAAAACAAATTCAAACCAATTGTTGATGGAATAAGCCAAGGTTCGTATGATAAATTGTTCGAGTTAGCCGACAAAATTTCAGAAGAAAAAGGATTATCGAAAGTTGTGTTAAATGCTCAAATTGCCGATTTTACGCAGTATAAAAAGAAACGCACTCTTGATCGACTACACGATAGGATTAAGAATTATGAATCGGATTATAGACATTATGTAGCAAATGCGACAAAGGTTTACGAAAACTTGTTGGATTGTAAAAAACAATTATCATTATATAACGACAACGATAATGATAATGCTGCATTGATAGATATGCTTACAAACAACAGTGTGATTTCTGATGTGAAAATTGATGGAGGCGTCCTTGAGTTTGTAGTATGCAACCCGATTACTCAGTATGATGAGGATGCTTTTGCCGAAATATTAAAATCAGAAAATTCCACTATTAATAATATGCCAAGCGTAGGTAAGGATGTTTTATGTTGGATGGTTGATGGCAGAATTGATTTACTAACCGAATGTAGAATCTGTATAAATCTTGATAACAATTCTTTTGATGCTTATGAGACAAATCTATACGGTTATATGCCTCATCCTCATTTGGCTTTATTTAATTGTTTTGGGGGTTTTAGAATAGATATTGCAACTGCATTAGTAGAAGGCAATATCTACTATGCAATACAGCTTATTCTTACTGCGTCACAAAATTTGAATTTTATGGATTCTACGGTGATGAGTGAATTGGGCGATCTGCTCAATGAAGCAGACTACTCGTGTATTGTGGATAAGGAGTCTGGAGAAGTTATGACAGTAGACGAATGGAACGAAAGGAGAAAATAAAATGCAACTTTTAAAGATACCGACAGATATAGAAACACCTACAATATCTTTCACTCCATTAGCTTTTGCCAAAATGATGATGCTTGTTGAGGTAAATGACAAAGAGGTGGGGTGGCATGGTACAGTTGAAAGGCAAAACAATAACTTTGTTATTACTGATATCTTTGTATATCCTCAAGTAGTTACTCCAACAACCGTTGAGCCTTCTCAGGAAGAGTATAACGAATGGCAGACTGAGTTGCCAGACGATATACATAACAGTCTTAGATTTCACGGGCATTCTCATGTAAATATGGGAACATCGGCGTCATCTGTTGATGCTAAATTTCAGGAAGACATCGTGAAAATGATTGATAATACTGATTTTTATATCTTTATGATTATAAATAAAAAAGGTGATTTCAATATATATCTTTATGATGGTGTGCTTAATTTAGCATATAAGTCTACAAGTAAGGATACTCAGCCTGAGATAACATTAAACACAAATAATATTCAGTCGTTTGGAAAAATACTTTGTGTTTCACCTGAAGTTTACGATACATTGATGTCTTTCAAGGAAGAATCAAAAGATATGGTTACAGAACCAAAACCAGTATCGTATTCGTATTATGAATATCCTTACAACTACGGTAATACTGGTGTAAAAAGCCAGAGTTCTATTGAACTATCTATTGGAGAGATTCAAGATATATTCGGTGTTCCTTATTTGGACGCCAAAGATGTACATGATGAGTTGAGTAATCTTGTACATAAAGGAGCGGTAACTAACGATAGGGATTCATTGATTGAACAGGCAAGTCTGTATATATATTAAGGAGGTCTTACGGAATGGACTTAAGTAAATTAGGAGATATTAACCCATATCAGAAGGAGCTGTCAACCACTATACATATAGTTGGATGCGGAAGCGTAGGTAGTACGCAGGCAGAGCTTCTTGCAAGATATGGCTTTTGCAAGTTTAAATTATATGATTTTGATTTCGTTGAAAGTAAAAATCTTTGCAACCAGATGTTTTTTAATTCTGATTTAAACCACAACAAAGCAGAGTCATTAAAAAATATCTTGCTTTCCGTTAATCCAGATATCGAAGTTCAGGTGTTTGATAAAGGCTATATTGATCAGAGACTTAACGGAATCGTAATTCTTTGTGCTGACAATATTGATTTGTGCAGAAATATTTGCAAGCAGAATAGACTTAATCCATACATAAAGGTAATGTTGAATTACCGTACTGCAAGATACGATGCACAGCACTATGCGGTAGAGTGGAGAGATAAACCAAGTGTGGATAATTTGATTAAAACAATGAATTTCACACATGAAGAAGCAAAAGCCGAAACTCCAGTGTCAGCATGTGGAGTAGAGATTGGTGAATCTATTGTTGTAAGAGATATTGTACTTAAAGGTACAACAAATCTGTTTAAATGGATTACCGAAAGAAAATTAAGCCCTTTGATTATTTCTTCTCCATATAAATTTGACACGGTAGTAATGTAAAGGAGGGACAATTATGTGCTACTATGTGTGTTTGCCAAAAACCGAATCGAAGCCTAATATTTGGAGTTGGCTTGAAGGAGATATACACTCTCCGCAGTGGTTATGGGGTACTAAATCTGCGGCAGCCACAGTAACTCGCAGAGTTGATTTTATACCTGTGAGTGCAAAAGAAAAATACAATGTCAATTTGATTGTTGGCACATTGGATGCCTTTAATAAAAAATGGAGTTATCTTGGGCAAGAAATTGAAAAACATTATTCTCATTTCTATATTCCAAAAAAGAAATTAGATGAATATGGCAGAGTTAAATGGAGAGAAATCTGTGCTCCGGATGATGAATTATCTGAAGCATTGAAAGACTTAAAAGAGATTTTCGAGACTGCGGGTGTTTCATTACATCATACCAACGCATACGCTTATGTTCGACATAGAACAGCCTCGGATGCAGTTTCCAAGCATCAGTATAACCATAGTCGCTGGTGGATAACAACTGATTTTCAAAACTTTTTTGGTAATACTACCAAAGAATTTCTTATGTCTATGATGGCACAAATATTTCCATTTAGTGCAGTTATTGAACGAGATTTTGGAAAAGAGTGTTTAAGCAGGGCATTGGATTTATGTTTTCTTAATGGGGGCTTGCCACAAGGAACTCCAATCAGTCCAATGCTTACTAATATTATGATGATACCGTTTGACTACATAATGACAAAAAAATGCCGTGAAAAAGACTATATATATACTCGATATAGCGATGATATACAAGTTTCACACCGTAGAAAGTTTAATCCAGATGAAGTTCTTGGATTCATCCATGAGACACTGACTCAAATTCACGCTCCGTTTACAATTGAGAAAGAAAAAACAAAGTTTAAAAGTGGAAATCAGTTCGTATTAGGTGTTATGTATAATCAAAATTGCGACATTACAGTCGGTCATAAGAATAAAAAAGAGTTCAAAGCTACATTATTTAATTATATGTGTGATAGGCTAAGCGGTAAAGTTTGGGAGTTGCCACAACTCCAACAAATGATGGGTAAATATGCATATTACTCAATGATTGAAAAAGAGTATTTTGAAAATGTAATGAAGGAATATTCTCGTAAATTTAAGCAGGATGTTATGAAATGTATCAAAGCAGACTTGCGTAGATGCTAATAACATCTGGTGGAATTTTATTAAATTCTTAATGAAAATTCATTGCAAGTTTTTCGGAAACCATTTTGCTTGCAAATATATTGAGCAGTCGCCAAGCGGTTAAGGCACTGGACTTTGACTCCAGTATCGTGGGTTCAATTCCCACCTGCTCAGCCAAACGGTATTGTGTAGTGATTTTATAATCTTAGCGATTCAAATAAAAATCTACTTAATTTGTAGAAAGACTTTATACTGATCAGTTACTCAGTTTGGCGTTGAATGGAATGGCGGTGTCCCTTGACTGTTGTTCCGTCAGCCTTCAATCTACACAATACCGGATATGACACAGTAGTCCAACGGCAGAGACAGCAGACTTAAAATCTGTACAGTAAGAGTTCAAATCTCTTCTGTGTCACCATATGGACTGTTAGCTCAACAGGTTAGAGCGGCAAACTCATAATTTGAGGGTACAGGGTTCGACTCCCTGACAGTCCACCATTTACAAGTGAGTGCAATCGGCACAAACTCATTTTGTAACCTCCTTTAAAGACACAAGACGGATAAGTGTCGCCCAAGTAAGTGGTTGTCTATTATGTACTGAGTCCGTCATAGAATAATATGAAAGGAAAGAGTCCAATGAAGAAGTTAAAAGCTGAACTACATAGAATGCGATTCTGGATAAGTGCAATATCAATTTCCATTACGATTCCATTATTTATAATTGCTCGATTGGGAGCAGTGAATGAACGAAAATCAGAAATGCTCGGTGGCGAATTGTTGATTTTGTTCATTCCATTCATTGCAAATATGATATACATAAACATCAGGGATACAGTAATTGAACATCGTAGAATGACGATGGTTCTCAAAAGGAAGAAAGTTCCAAAACCCACAATTGTGGTTAAAAATATTAAGAGCGTAAAGGAGAATACATAATGTCCAAAGTAGTTAAAAGTTACAAAGGTTTTCATAAAGATATGACTTGCAGAGGCTTTCAGTATAAAGAAGGAAAAGAATATGAAACAAGTAAAGCTGTTGTTTGTAATGAAGGTTTTCATGCATGTGAACACCCTTTAGATTGTTTAGGTTATTATCCACCAAATACGAGTGTATATCATGAAGTTGAGCAGACAGGCGAATTTTCATCCGATTCTGGTAGTAGAGATTCAAAAATTGCATCAACTAAGATTAAAATTGGTGCAAAATTAAGCATAGCCGGACTTGTTCAGGCTGCAATAGATTTTACCAAATCCAAAACCGTCACAATGCAGGATGCTACAGGAGATAAGGGTGCATCCTCAGCTACAGGAAATTGTGGTGCATCCTCAGCTACAGGAAATTGTGGTGCATCCTCAGCTACAGGAGATTACGGTGCATCCTCAGCTACAGGAGATTACGGTGCATCCTCAGCTACAGGAAATTGTGGTGCATCCTCAGCTACAGGATATAAGGGTGCATCCTCAGCTACAGGAGATTACGGTGCATCCTCAGCTACAGGAAATTGTGGTGCATCCTCAGCTACAGGAGATAAGGGTGCATCCTCAGCTACAGGAAATTGTGGTGCATCCTCAGCTACAGGAAATTGTGGTGCATCCTCAGCTACAGGAGATTACGGTGCATCCTCAGCTACAGGAGATTACGGTGCATCCTCAGCTACAGGAAATTGTGGTGCATCCTCAGCTACAGGATATAAGGGTGCATCCTCAGCTGATAATTCTACAGCCGTTGCAGTAGCGTGGGGTTATGAAAGTAAGGCGAAAGGTTGTATTGGTGCTCATATTGTTTGTGCTGAATGGAAATATGATAATCTTAATAACGATTGGGTTTTTGTTGGAGCAAAGATGTCAATAGTGGATGGCGTAAAGATTAAAGCAGATACATATTACACTTTACGAGACGGTGAATTTGTAGAGGTGTAAGAATGAAGAAAAGAATACTTGCTTGTGTTATGATTATTGCAACAATCTCAATGTTAATGATTGGTTGTACATCCGTAAACGGTACAGACGAAACATCAGACAGAATAGATAATATGTTCGTGCGTGTAGGATGGAATAGTTGTTTAGATTCAGGGATAGTGTATGATACTGAAACTAAAGTAATGTACGCAATATCAGACATGCCATATAATAAAGGAACAATGACTTTACTCGTTGATGAAAATGGTAAACCAAAACTTTGGAAAGAATAATACGAAGGATGTGATTGATAATGTCCGTAGAGAAAAACCAACTTCTTAAAGTTGGAGATAGGGTTAAAATACTTCCGACAATACTATCATACTATTCTAAATTTCCGTATGTAGGAGTAGTAGGCAGAGTGTGCGCCATTGAAGGCTATGGTACTCAGATAGCTGTTGAGTTTTCGCATCCTCACAGTTACTTACACGAGTGTAACGGAGCAACTAAGCAGCATTCTGGCTGGTGGTGTTATAGGAGACATGTGGAATTGATACCTGATGATAATTTGCCAGATATTTGGGAATATATTAAATAAAAGTGAGGTTTTATTGGAATTTAACTGATAAAAACCAAGAATAAATTCAACATTTAAACAAGATAGTATAGAGGTGTAAAAAAATGATTGATTGTTCAAAAACTGAAAATTATTTTATTGAAAAAAAGAGAATGTTGAAAGCAACAGAATCAACAGTATGCAGAGTGGGATGTGCCAAATGCCCCTTAAGTGCTGGTAATAACAATAAAGGAATATGCTGCACAGATTTTGAAGTGCTTTATTCCGAAAAAGCAATTGCAATCGTTCAGAAATGGAGCAATGCACATCCGCAGAAGACTTATTTGAGTGAGCTTTTGAAAATCTTTCCAAACATTCCGCTCAGTGATGATGGAACACCCAAGTCGCTTTGTCCTTTTGAATTAGGGGTGACGATGACTGAAAAATGCAATAACGAATGCGTTGAATGCTGGAATCGGATTATTGAGGACGGTAAAGAGTGATGAAAAGATATATTGATGCAGATAAATTTATCGAATATTTAGGCTTCGCGAACACCAAAGAAGAACGAAATGAATATATATATGCAATTGTTACATTACAAGACCTTGATAATCAGATAGCAGAAGATGTACAGGAGATTAAACACGGAAAGTGGATATCGACTGAAAATGCTTTAGGGGAGATTGAATATCATTGTTCAGAATGCGACAATTATTTGTTCTTCCTATTGTATGATTATTGTCCTTATTGCGGTGCAAAGATGGATAAGGAGTGAGCAACAATGCCTTGTAAAAAATGCGGATTGCAATACTCAAGTTATTGCGTTGATTGCATATATGTAAAAACAGGACTTAACTTAAACGATGAAGAATATCACGAGATTTTGAAATTGTGGGACGAGCAAGAAAGGGTCACGAAAAATGAATGTAATAGTCCAATATTATGATTTTTACGCCATTGATGAATATTGTTGTGAAGAGGAAGTTTTACCAAGACCTCTCAGAGTTATCGGCAAACCTTGCGGGGCAAAAATTTATAAAAAGCACATATACTTTCATTGCCGAAGTATGTTGAGATAGGGGTGATATAAATGGGGACATCATATGAAGCTCAAATTGATAGTGAAGAGGGGAAGAATATGCAATTCAATTTTAAACTATCAACTATCGTTATTACAAAATGATAGAAAGGTTGTTAATTTTGAAGGAGGTCAAAAAGGAGAGTGAAAGTAAATGATTAAATTATGTAGAGCTAAAGAGGAAAATACAGGCGAATGGGTGTATGGTTATTATACTTTATATCCTAAATGTTGTGGATTACATCCTTGCATACTTAGCGGAACAGAATCTGGATGTATTATACCTAAATTTATTGATTTGGATACTTTAGGAAGCTGTACCGATATGACTGATGTAAATGATACAGAAATGTTTGAAGGAGATATCATTAAAATTAAAAGCTATGATTACGACTATGAATATATAACTCAAGTTTATTATTCTTGTCATACATTATGTGTTGACATTTACGGGCAGGATTATGATTTTACTGCTATCGGTTTTGCAGATGATATTTGGGACGAGGATTGCTGTGAGATAGAAGTTATCGGTAACATCTACGATAATCCCGAACTTGTAGGAGATGAAGAAAATGACAGTAATGACACCTGATGAATACAGAAAAAAGTATCCTCGTTGTGCTACCTGTAAATATTTTGTTCCTAAGTATAAAAATGGTTATAGTGGTATTTGTGATGTTAAAGAGCAATCAACGAAAAGAACTAAAGGCAGATTTTGTAAAATATATAAGTTTATCAGCTTTAATGAAAGTTAAGGAGGATTAAATAATGGCAAAATTTGCGATAACTTATGAAAATGAAACAATCAAATATGAGCTTACTTTTAAAGACAAAGTGTATGATTTTACAATGTATAAAGATGATTGTGGTATGCACTCTGACAAACCATTGTTTAGCTATCAGTTGGAAAACGATGGTATTGACACTTCTATGTTAGATTGGGATATAGATAATGTAGTCTTTACAAACGATGAAGTAGAAATCCTTGATACACTTAAAATGTTAGAGGCAATTGAGTAGGAGGTAAAAAAATGAAAATAGTTTATCATAATGACGCTGACGGCAAATGTGCAGGTTTCTGGGTTAAGGAACTTGCCTATGCAAAGGAACTCGCCTATGTAACAGAATATATCGGTTATATAAAAATGGATTATGGTAGAGAATTTCCATTTGATAAGATTAAGAAAAATGAAACAGTATATATTGTTGATTACTCAATCGAACCAAGTGAAATGGATAAACTTCTTGAAATCACGCCGAATGTTACTTGGATCGACCACCATATTTCAGCAATTAAAAAATATGAAAACTATGATAAAGAAATTCGTGGTGTCAGATATGATGGAGTAGCAGGCTGTATGCTTACATATTGTTATTTGAAGCACATGACGAATGGTGGTATTGGTGACATTAAACCATTCGAGGAGAGTATGACGGAAGATGCTCCGATGTTTACAAAACTGATAGCTGATTATGATGTGTGGACTTTCAAATATGGACATTCAACTAAAGAATTTCATGCGGGATTTAAAGCACTACCGAACACAGAGCCAACCAGTAATTGGTGGCTGAAATTAAATGATCCTGTATATGGTTATGGTGCTACAGACTTCTTAATTAAAGAAGGTATTTCAAGGATTCAGTATCGCAAAGAAGCAATGACACATTATTGTGAAACTTGCGGTTTTGAGGTTATGCTTAACGGGTACAAATGCTTTGCTGTCAATATGGGAATGATGAGTAGTGACGATTTTGTTATTAGTAACATTGACAATTATGATATACTGATTGGCTTTGTTTTCAATGGTCACGAATGGAGATATTCTCTGCGTTCAACGAAGGTTGATTGTTCAAAGGTCGCTATGTTGTATGGCGGTGGCGGTCATAAAGGTGCTGCTGGGTTTAATACCAAAGAATGTGTTTTAGGAAGATGAATGTGAACATTTTGTGGAGGAAACAATGATTAAGATTATAAAAAACGGTACAGATTGTGTGACGAAGTTGTTTCATCAGGATGGCAGTATAGTTAGTTTTGAGTGTAGAATGTGCGGTTGTGTTTTTGAAACCGACATTTATTCAATCAGAGCTTTTAGCAATCCTGTATATAGAGAATCGGTTTGTCCACAATGCCTATCAACTACCAAGAAACTCGGTGCACTTGGATAATAAAATACATATTTTAAGGAGGTGTAAGAAATGGATATAACGACAATTATATCAATTGTGGTTTCGGCAGTTGCGGTAATAATTGCAATCGCTTGCGATATTTGTATTGCTGTAAATCACAAAAAATTAAAGAAGGCTGAAAGAAAAATAAAAAGCCTTGATATATATATAAAAACCACAAAAGCGTATATGAATGCTCTTGAGCAGGATTATAGAGAGGTGATTAAGAAAACTGAGAGGGAGGCTGTATAATGTTAGATTGTGAAAAACAAGTAATAAAAAGTTTATCAAATGAGCAATTGATTTACATTATTGAACAGTTACTTCATAATCAAGAGTCGATTAGAGCTATCTGTAGTGAGGTATCTAAAAAACATATGTGTTCTGATGAAGCTGTTCTCCGTATTGCTGCGGGACTCTATGATACGACTACTATTAATGGCAGAACTTTACCCGCATATATTGATATGAAATTAGGCAAAATCACTCCTGAAGAGTTTAGAAGTATTTTTCGTGGTTAATAAGGAGGATTGGATAAAAGTTGAGTAAGCGTATGCCATGTCTACATAAGCAAGTATGTCGATATAACTATGGTAAGGACATTAATGTCTCTACCGGATGGTGCAAGTCAGCACGCAAATGTCCTCATTTTAACGATGACGATGTATCATTTTGGCTTTATGCCGACATTGACGATGTTATAGACTACATCAAGGCTAAGAATAATGTTACAAATACTTAGCAAAAGAGCGGAATAATGTTACCTTAGCAAAAGGAGGAAGATATTATGGCAAATTTTGAAAATATTACAATTGAAAAGGGTATGTATCAGACAAAGGGCGGAATTTCGGGCGCACTTGAAAAGCTTGATCCGTCAGAAAATTACAGAGGTACTGCACTTGAGGGACTTGACGCATTTTCCCGTCAGCTCAAACGCTTTGACATTAAGGTTAAGGGCAGAAACAGCGACTGTGTTGAAAAGTTTTTTCAGAGTTCAAACTCTGCGGCACTTTTCCCCGAATATGTGAGCAGAGCCGTTATGCAGGGCATGGAGAGAGCGGATATTCTCCCAAATCTTGTGGCAACCGTGACAGACATTGAGGGTATGGATTACCGCAGTATTGCATCTGTTCCGAGTGAGGATGACAAGAGTCTTAAACTCGTCGGCGAGGGTGCAAAGATTCCGCAGACTGCGGTTAAGACAAGAGAAAACCTTGTTAAGCTTCACAAGCGTGGCAGAATGCTTGTTGCATCATATGAGGCGCTTCGCTTTCAGCGTCTTGACCTCTTTACCGTAACACTCAATCAGATTGGCGCATATATTGCAAGAGCACAGCTTAAAGATGCGATTGATGTGCTTGTGAACGGTGACGGAAATGAAAATCCCGCCGGCACACTTAATGTTGCAACAGGCGGCAAGGTTACATATGAGGACCTTTTAAAGCTCTGGACAGAGCTTGCCCCGTATGAACTCAACACAATTCTTGCGTCAACCCCCGAAATGCAGAAGATTCTTTCGCTCTCTCAGCTTCAGGATTCAAACGCAGGTCTTGATTTTCAGGCTACGGGCAGAATGATTACGCCTCTCGGTGCAAGTCTTCTTCACACTCCTGAGCTTGAGAGCGGTAAGATTATCGGTCTTGACAAAAACTGTGCGCTTGAAATGGTTCAGGCAGGCGGTGTTGTTACAGATTACGACAAACTTATTGATCGTCAGTTTGAAAGAGCCGCAGTTACCTGTACCGCCGGTTTTTCAAAAATTTTTACAAAAGCCTCGAAAGTAATGTATTGTTAATAAAGGAGTGGACTAATGTTACAGTTTGTATGTTTTGTCATTGGAGCGATATTTGGTGGTTGTTTTGCAGCTACTGTAATGGCACTTATTTTCGCCCATACTGACTTATATGTAAAAGATGGTGATGACAACAATGAAGAAAAGTCTCCACAAGAGAGTGAATGATAAATGTAAATGGTATCAAGAAGATGTGCGTGATAAACGATATGTTTGTCATACAAATAAACATCTTGCTTGGTGTAAAAGATACTTAAATCGTTCATTTAGGCGTAAGAATAAGCAAATAAAAGAGGAGTTTTAAATATGCCAACAGGATTTACATCTTTTATTGAGAATGGAACAATAACAACCGGAAAAGATTTTCTTTTACTCTGTTCTCGCAATTTTGGTTTAGCAGCAAAAATAAGTAGAGATAAAGGGTTGAAAACACCTATACCAACGCATTTCGCACCTGATAACTTTTATCAAAAACGTTATGAAGAATCTGTAGAGAAATATAAGAAATTTTCTCAAATGACAGATACAGAGTTTGCTAAATATGTGCGTACAGAACATGATTCATGTATAGATAGAGCCAAACAGTGTTTGAACGAGATGATTGCAAAAGATAAAGTGTATCAACGCATCAAGCAAGAAGTGGAGAAATGGAAACCACCGACTGACCTGCATGAAAACATTAAGACATTTGCGCTAAACCAGATTGACATGTGCATAAGTACAGATCACGACTATGATTATTATATGCGAATTATAAACAAGACCTTTGACGATACTCCAGAAAGTGTCAAAGAATATAAGAAAAACTTTTTGAAGTCGTTAAAGGATGAAATACGGCAAGCTAAATCGGATTTAGATAGAGAAATTAAGCGAGTCGAAGATTATAACATTTTTATGAAGCAGTTTTTGGAAAGTTTGGAAACAATAAAAGTATAGTTTTACAGCTAAAACCGTGATTACCGTTTTTATCCTTCAATAATTGCATTTATAGCAGTAAAATGAGCAGATAAAAACAGATATTGCGTAATTAACCAAAGAGGTGAAAGTGTGAAAATTTATATTATTACAAAAGGAAGTTATTCAGACTATCATATTTGTAATGTAACAACCGATTATGACAAAGCGAAACGATACAAAGAAGCTTACTCTGATAATTGGGAGGAAGCTTGTATTGAAGTATATAAAGATGGAGAAAACGGTAAAGAAAACTATTGTTGGGCGTATAATCCTGTTAGCAATACAGCAAAAATAAGTGACTACAACGAAAAGGAAAGAGTCTGGAAAGATAGAGAAGGTAAAATTTACAGTGTAGATGTTTACGCTCCAGACGAAAAACACGCCATTAAAAAAGCACAAGATATGATTGCTAAACACAAAGCCGAACAGGTTGGATTGTAAATCGTAAATACATATAAGAATTTGAAACAAGGGAGAGCGTGCTCTCCCTTTGGCATTTGCATTGTCGAAAGACTGCTTTACTTAAAGTAAAGTATCAGAAAGGTTAGGAGCAGAAGAGTCATCCGGATGGAGGATACAGCAGATGGCGATGCGGGCAGGTTGAATTTGCGACCAGCAAGTGAGCGATAATGAACACTCGAACCCAAGATTCCCTACAGAAATGAACTTACAAACCCACGATGTGGAGCTGAAAAGCCACATACGGGCTGCGATTACATCTGCAATCCCAATGACCAAGCTTCCTGCAGGAGTCTCGTCGCTGCCATAGTTATATTTAGAAATGCCAAAATCTAAGGAGGAATTAAGTAAATATGTTTACTTTAACTAAAATTGATAGTATACCAGACAATTATCAAAAGTATCATATACATAATAATTTACTGATATCTAATAGAATACGAAGTCATCTGGTTCAAAGATTTCCTGATTGTCATTGGGAAGTCACAAACAATGATATTTATATTAATGTGAGTCTTAAATCTTCACCTTGGGAGAAAAATAGTAAAATTGTTCATGCGATTGCTGATTATGCGTATTATTATGCAGATAGCTATAATTACGATCACACTGATATAAATTCTGATTATTGTAATATGAATTTTTTCGGTGTGTATAAGAACAATATTATTGCGAAAGATTATACACAATTAGGAATAACAAGCAAAACTCAACAGATGGAGCTTGAATTTATGCGTCAGTATAACGAAGCATTTGCAAATGAATAAGAAATAAAACAGCGAAGATTTTTTGTCTTCGCTGTTTTTGTTGTAAGGAGACATCTATGGAGAAATACAATTATGTCGAAGCAGTTAAAGAAAATGTCAGAAGTTATATTAGAGATAATATAAAAATTCTGGAATACATAAGCAGAGACGAAAAAGAAGAGATAATTAGTAATGGGGTACTAACTGAATATATGAATCCTTTGTTAGTGCAAGCAAATAAAAAGTTCGCAGACATTGAAAATTGGACAGCCGAAGAACATTTGTGTCACAATTTTGATTTACTATTCAAGGCAGTGAATGTGTTTGGTTTGGATTTTGAACAGACATTAACAGGACAACCAGCATATGCAGATGGCATAGTAAAATGTTATGTTGTAGAAAGAGCGGTATCTGAGGTTCTTGATGAGTATGAAGATTCATTAGACACGGAGGAATGAATATGACAGATGTTTACAAGATATTGAACGATGGTACAGTAAACAAACACACATTTGCACTATCGGCAAAACAAGCTCTAATTGCTTGTATTATGCAAGAGAGGTTTCATAACTACAACACTTGGGAATATCCATGTGACATCAACGGCATTGTGTCTCACAAAAGAGGTAATGTTGTTCGTTTTGTGTATGATTGTGGTGATTATTGCTTTTGGTGCAAACAAAAGAATGAGGTGTTGTAAATGAGTAAAATTATTTGTTTTGAAAAATGGGATTATGATTGTGGCACGCTTAACCAGATGAGTTTTGAGTTTGATGATTCTATTACAATAAATCAGATTTCTAAGTTGGCAGATAGGATTTTAAATGACTACTACGATGAATCAGAAACCAATGACAAAATCGAACTTGATGAAGTTTATATTTATAACAAATGTTATGAATTTTGCAAAGAGCAAGGACTTATATTTAATACAATCAAACCTGATATTACTGTCAGTTTAGACACGCAGAAAGTACATATAAAAGAAGAATTTTAAGGAGGTAACATTATGTTAATTACATTAAATACAGAGAAGAACGGCATTGAATTACGCTTTGACACTAAACCGAATACAGATATTATTACTGCCATTAAAGAAGCGGGATTTCGTTGGAGTGGAAAACAGCGGATGTGGTATGCAAAACAAAACGATGAAACGGTTGCTCTTGCTAATCAAATTTCAGAATCGGAAGGGAATTTTGAGTATAAGCCAAAAACAGAAACTAACATTGACTTATGGTCTTTAACACGCACAGAAGGAATTGAAGATAATTACGGTAAAACCCGCACAACGAACACAAAAGAAATTGCTGCCAATATTCGTAAACATTTACGGAATAGGTTTTCAATGTGTAAATGGTCGGTTACGAGCGATTATAACAGTATTCGTGTTGAATTGCTTGAAAGCTCATTTTCACGGAATTCAGAGGCTTTGAAGGCTATTGTTAATTATGCTTATACATACGCACAGAGCTGGAATTACAACAACAGCGATTTAATGACAGATTATTTTGATGTCAATTTTTACAGCACTTGTAAAGTAAGTTACAACTATAATCAGCGTGAATGTAAACCGAACGAAACAGAGCTTGAAACAGATTTTCTCGCAAAAAAATCAGAGTTTGATGCCGAACAAAAGAAGCAGGAAGAAGAACGCATTAAAAAAGGTGTTGAAGAATATAAAATCAGGCAGGCGGAGTATAAAAAAGCAGAAGCAGAACGACAGAAGAAAATTCACAGAATTGAAAAGAACGCAGAGATTAAAATGGTTGATTATACTATTTTGAATGCCATTCTAAAGGCTAACAAAGATGACAACCTTGACCACACTGAAATTTATGATAAAAAACAGTGTAGAGAAACTTGTCAGGTTTCCAGAGAAGTACATTTTACCACAGAGGTCTATGCGCTTTTTGAAAAACAGTTGATGAGCGATTATTCATTCTTTGATGGAATGGGCGGAAGCCGTACAGATGACCGTAGAATCCAATCATCAATAGACTACGATATGATGACCGAAGAAGAAAGGAAAACTGTCGAGTGGTACAATATTGATTGCGTTGCTATATATTGTGATGGTGAACTGAAACTTATCGTTGATCCACAGGGTTACAATTATGCAAGATATGTATATGTTTACGATGAGCAGAGCCAAAAGGTTGACACTTACCATTCAGATTATGGTATTAGTGAAGAAGAACATCAGCATAATATTGAACTTGCAGAAACTATTGAAGATGTCAGCACCGAGATTATCAGCCAAAATGAAATCAAAAAGACATGGCAGGATGAAGATTTTGATTTATATAAGGCTTGTATGAAAGAATGGATTTATGCAAATAAATTCAAGTTGAATGCCGGCATTGTCAGAGCAATTACAATTCCCGAACTTAAAACGGTTATGTATAAGGTTCTTACAGAAATTGACAGCATAGCGGAACAATTCAAAAATACAAACCTTGAGGCAGGACAGAGAATCACAATCGTAAAGTATAGCGACTTTGGTATGATGTCGGTATCAAAAGTAACATTTCATAGTTACGAAATCGGGCAATACGCACAGTATGACAATTCTGTGAAAATGACATTCAAGCCGCATAGAAAGAAAGGTCTTTATTATAAGTGGTTTTATGGAGATGTTATCATCTACAATGGATGGTATGACCTTCCTGATACAGTTCTGTTTGACATATCATACAAAGAACATTGTATTACACAAAAATCTAAATGGGCATCATTTGATAGAAAGCAGTATGATGCTATACTTGAATACTTTGCGGAACAAGGATTGAAACCTATTATCAATACATACAAGCCTGTATTTTAAAGAGAAAAAATACATCGTACAGGTTAAAAAATAAAAGCATAAAGGAGAGTCACAAAATGGGAATTACAGATAAATTCGGAAACTTTCAAATTAAGAAATCTGATAGAATCAGCAAGGCAGATCAAGCATGGTTGACTCACAGAGAGGAATTATATAAACGGGCGATTGCAGTTTACAAGTCTGTTTATGATATCTATAAGGCAGAAAATGAATCATACTCAGAAGAAGATCGCAAAAATTACAAGTATTCTCCTTTTTTAGTTGGGAATTTTGGTGTTCCAAAATCGCTCTCTGATGTTCAAAATAATTATATAAGCGGTATTTTCAGTTACTTTTCACATAAGTATAATGTGCAACTTGAAAACAATTTTGATAAATATGATCTGGATAGAGAATATTACAGATACATTGACTCAGAACCTATCAAAGAGCTTGTTGTTGACTTCATTGACTACCATGCAGTGCTTGACAAAATTTTTGACCAGTTAGGCGGTATGAGTTTTGAAGAAAAGGCTATCAAAGAAGTAAAAGATAAATTGAAAGAAAAATGTTACAACGGCTATCGTGATACATGGGAAATTAAAGTAAAAGGTAATAAATTCACATATACAGGTGGCTATTGTAGTAAAGAAAAATATTTTGATTATTACAATTTCGGTGGTACAGAATGGTTATGTGCTTTTATTGATGCGTTGGCATTTAATACATATGGAGAAAAAACACAAGTTTATTCACTGGATCGTCTATATAGCTCTTATTCTATAAGACTTGAAGAGGATGATTTTCAGAATGGATTTTCAGCACCAGAGGTCGGAGTCAAGCATGTCAAACTCTTCAAGAATGGAAGGGTTGATGTTACTTTTACAGATGCAGAATTTTGCCGTAAATTCGCAAGAGAATGGTGTGGTTATACACTTATTTAGGAGGAATCATATGCACGATAATAAATGTAATTGAATGGAGATATACAAGTCATGAAGTATAAATGTATAAATGAAGTAATCCCACAGAAAATGAGGGAAGATATCAATACAAAAATTGAATATATTGTAAATAACGATTTGCCAGAAGTAGAAACAGGTATTTCAAAAGATGATATTTTCAATGCATATACTGGATTAGGTGGGCTTCATGGTTTAGAGTTCAACAACTATGATAGTTACTATGATTATCAGAGAGCGAAAGCAGATATTGAGCAAGGACAGTTCTTTACGCCTTATAAACTGGTTGAATGGATTTATAATTGCTTACATATTTCAAATACTGATTTGATAGCAGATCTTACTTGTGGACATGGTTCATTTATTAGTTGTGTGCCGGTTGAATCGAATTTTTACGGTTGCGAATTAGACGGGAAGCCGTACAGAGTGGCAAAATACCTTTATCCAGATGCAAAACTGGAAAATACAGATATTCGTTTTTATGAGCCGAAAATTACTTTTGATTATGTTCTGGGAAATCCACCGTATAATCTGAGGTGGAGAAAAGATGATAGCAGCTATTTGTCAGAATATTATTATTGTCTGAAAGCTGCGGAACTGTTAAAACCAGCCGGAATTATGGCTATTATCGTGCCTATGTCGTTTTGTGCTGATAGTTTCTCTGATGGTGGCATGATTGACGGAATGAATGAGCATTTTAATTTTATCTGCCAAGTAGAACTTGACAAGAATACTTTTAAGCATTTGGGCGTTGAGAACTACAAGACCAAAATAGTGTTCTTTCAGAAAAAATCTGAATATACGAAAGAAGTTCCATATAGTACAGAGATACTTTCCGGCATTACTTCCGATGAAGTATGGGAGCGGTATTTAAAGCCTATTACAGAAGAAAGAGAACAGATTAAAAACAAGACTTTTCTGGAAACTGTAAGAAATAGTAAAGACAATGAGGTGTGGAGCTTTAAGGTTGAGAAACTTCTGTATGATATCAAACGAAATCCGAAAACATGCAGCCAGTATGCAGAATGTTGTGAATATGTCAATAGATATAAGACACAGAAAAAACCGGATCACATCAAATGGGACGAATGGGAACAACTTAAAATCAAGCCGAAAGATGTTATTAAGCATTTAAAAATGGCGTTATGTTCACAGAATCCAAAACTTGATAGAGCTGGTAGAATCATTAAAAACAATTATACATTTGAGTATAATGGCGATTTTACATCTATAAATGATGTTGTGTTGCAAGGCTTTTCAATGGGGCATTTTCAGTCAAAATGGATTGATAAGATCGTGAATAAAAAGCGAAAGATGTATGATATCCAGAATATGCCATTTTCTGAAATGCAACCAAACAAAAAAATAGCAAAGTGGCTTGATGAGTTCACATTGACGGATGATGAAAGAACTATAAAGCTGAATGATGCTCAGAAAGAGGATCTGAATCTGTTTATTCAGAAGCCGTATAGCTTCATACAGTGGGAACAGGGAAGCGGTAAAACATTCGCTGGAATTGCAATAGGTAAATATCGTTTGCAGCACAATCATATGAAAAATGTATTTATTGTGAGTACGGCAATCTCAATCAAGAACAATTGGCAGGATGTGTTGGCTCAGTACGGTATTGATTTTGTTATGATTGAAAACCTTGCAGATATTCAAAATATCAAAGAAGGTCAGTTTGTAATTATCACTTTAAATATGATGTGTAAATATCATAAATTCATCAAGCGATATGTAAAATCAATCTGTCAGAAAGCCGTTTTGATTTTTGACGAATCGGATAATACGAGTAATCAGGACAGTAAACGGACAAAAGCCGTATTAAATGCTTTTCGCCGGTTGAGGTATAAAACACTGATGACGGGTACAAGTACAAGGAATAATATTACTGAGATTTATCCTCAGTTTGAATTATTGTACAACAATTCTATCAATATGCTGTCTGAATGTGAGTATATTATGGAACGCAACAAAGATGGAGAACTGGAAGACCAGATAAATGAATATTATTTACAGCCATATCCAGCATATCGTAAGGGTAGTAAGTTATTTGCAGCGAGTCATATTCCAGAGAAAATCACTGTATTTGGCGTATCTCAGTTCACACAAGATATTCTTAATGCAGACATTTTGAAACAGATGATTGATAAGACGATTATCACACGCACATTTGAAGAAATTACTGGCAAACAGCTTTATGAGATTAAACAGATTGCTTGTGAAATGGGAGAAGAAGAGAAATGTCTGTATAAGGTTGCATTGGATGAGTTCTATAAAATGGAATATCTGTTTGCGAAAACTGGGAATAGCCGGAAAGATGCAATGTTGAAAATTTTGAATCAGTTGCTTGCGCTTTTGAAGATTTGTGCTGCGCCTCAGATGTTGAGAGAGTACAATCAGTCGATAATGCCAGAAAAATTCAAAACTGTATTATCACTTTTAGACGAATTTTCTGATGAAAGAGTTGCTATTGGTGTGCGTCATATTTCAGTAGTAGATGCATATACAAAGGAAATCAAAAAAGCATTTCCGGGCAGACCTGTATTTGTGATTACTGGAAATGAAACTACATTACAACAGAGAAAGAAAATTGTCAAAGAGTTAAAAGAAACAACAAACGGAATTCTGATAAGCACACAGCAGAGCTTATCTGCAAGTATGAATATTGATTTTGTGAATAAGTGCATTATTCCAGAATTGCATTGGAACAACTCCAGCATGAGTCAGTATTATTTCCGCTTTATTCGTTATACTTCAACGGAATTCAAGCAAGTGTATTTTGTAACTTATGAGAATAGTATTGAAAGCAATCTGTTAAAAATGATTCTTGTAAAAGACAAATTGAATCTGTTTATGAAGGATCAGGATTTGACAGACGATGAATTATATGAACATTTTGGAGTGGATAGTAATATGTTGCAGAACCTCATGTATAAAGAAAAAACGGAAGAAGGTTATGTAATAAGATGGGGAGAACAAAAAATATCATAAAGAAACAACCATATATAAGGAAAGAAATTTATTCTAAAGATTTACCTGTTTTTTTAGAATCCGATACTGGCAAAAAGATATATGGGAAATTCATGAATATTGCAGATGAAACAGTACAAGCTTGGTTACAAGGTGTTGTAGATTTGGTTGAAATTTTACATATAGATATACAAGGATTGGATGTGCTTTGGAATCTTGTTCAAGAGCATGGTGTATCAACCATAAAGAAAATGTGTAGGGAGATTTAATTATGCTTACAGTAAAATACTATCCAGAAGATGTAGCTGAAAGTTTATGTTTGATTGCTTTTGATAATCCAAGCAGGCGAACTATAATAGAATGTACAGACGGTTTGCTCGGATTATTAGCAGCAGCTAAAAAATCATATAATCCAGAAGGATACAGAGTATTGTATAAAGTGCTTGAAACAATTGTAGATGTACAGGAATAAAAACTTGAATATATATTCAGAGAAGATTAAAACGGCACTTTTAAGGAGAAATATAAATGAATAAATCAGAGTTTTTGTTATACATTGAAGAAAACTTCAATATAACTGGTGAGAGTTATCGACTGATTAGTAATATTCTTGATTTCGTTTCAAACAATGCTACTAATGAGAATGAGCAATATAATATGTTATGCAATCTTCTTGATGGAACAATCGGATTATCAGATATGGAGTTGCGTAAAGTGTATCTATAAGTAATTACTTTTAAGATTGTTTAATAGTTATATTCATAAATGAGGTGCAAAAATGTTATATAAATGGTATGACGGCAAAAAGTATAGAGCTAATAAAAAAACAGAAGCAATCTTTATAAAATGGAAATCAATTGATAATGCTGCGGATATGAGAAAAAATAAATTAACTTTAGTACAATATGAAACTATACCATATATTTGGCACGATTTGGTGCAATTAGGTGTAGGGAGAACAATCTCACCAGAAGTTGCAAATTGGTTTAAGAAACAAGACTGTAAGGTTCAGATGGATTCAGATGGCATTAATTATATAATAATGATTTGATTACGGCAAACAGAGATTAAAACACTTTTATAACTCGAAATTGTTTATGTAATATTACATTAAGAAATTAAGGAGAGAAAGTAATGGACTATGGTAAATTTAAAGAGAAAATAAGTCTTGATGTAGATGACGCTATTGGAGTGTGCAACGATTTATTAAATAGGCATCGTGATGACGAAAAAGCGGAAAATATTATTTTGGAAGCTTTTGCTGAGTTATTCGATTGTTCTGTGGACAGCTTATTGGATTTTATTTATCAGGAAGACAATGAGGAGGTGGACGATTGAATATGAAAAGTTTAATGCTATGGAAAGATGATTTTAAAAATGAAAGAGATTGGATTGCACTTTGCAAAGCACTTGATATACCAAAAGATACAGTTGAAATTGAAATGAACTGCAATGTGTGTGTACACAAATCGCACTATACAAGGAGGAATAAAGTATGTCAAACAGAGATAAAATAACCTTTAATAAACTTTATATTAAATATGTGCCACAAGTGGGTAAAGCATATACTGTTGCTGGGGAACTATTAAGGGCTACCGCACGCATTTATAACAGATATTATAATGACGGAGATATGATTAACGAAGGGTACGGAAAAGAAACTTGTAATAAACCTGCTCATTATCTGTGGACAATGGGTAGTGCAAAAGTTAAGAAAATAATTGATAGAATGAAAGACTCTGATTGTGATTATGAAGAGCATTTGGAAATGTTAATTACAGAAGTTGTCAAGTATATTAAACTTTATCCAGAACTTGAAACAGAATATAATGGTTGGGATTCTTGTATAGACGAAGATTGGGAAAGCGATTGGACAGAGGATAACAAGGAAAGGATGTATGCAGAATGACTAAGGATGAGAAAACACAGGAAAAGCGAGACAGAAAGAGATATGAGACATTTAAATTAAAGTGGATGGCTGAACACGGTTATTCTCTAATAGACTTTTTAAGTAAAATTAACGATTGTTATGAGAAGTTACAAGCCAAAGAGCCAGTGTTTAAAGGTTGTCTTTACGATAACACTCTTGATATTTGGGATGCACTTGATTTATTTGAAGATACAGGATTTGAAGGTGGAATGATTTATCCTTGCTTTGATGAATGGTTAGACAATGAATGCATAGAAGATGACGACTAAAAATAAAACCGATATTTTAATGAGTTAAAAGCCTTTATAGGCGAAAATTTTCAACGGAGGTAATAAAATGAAACAGATGATATATACACCTAACAGAAAAAACAAAGGAGAAATTCTTGCAACAGGCACTTATAAAAATTTTAAATATTATGTTGTTAGTTATGGAACACATCCGTGTGCTTATGTAGATGTATCAAACACTTCATTGGCAAACAAAGATTATCATGAAAATGATATTAACTGTCATGGAGGATTAACTTACGGTAGAGATTACTTATCTGCTGTAGACACAGAAAGAGCTAATGGTAAATGGTATATTGGATGGGATTATGATCACTACGGTGATTATACATCGAATCCTTTTATAAATATGTTTGGTATTTACGGAGAATGTGAAAAGCGATGGACAACAGAAGAAATTGTTGCAGAGTGCAAAAATGTTATCAATCAAATTGTAGATAAAGAGGGAATGTAATAAAATGAAATACTATGAAATCAACGAAACCGCCGCAAGACAAGCCTACGAATATTGAACAACGCAAATTTTGCGTTGGAGCGAGTAATTGAAGAATTGAAAAGGAGTGTGTAATAATGACCAAAACAGAATTAAGAAGTGCTACAAGTGCAGCTAATAAGATTATTAAACTAACATCGGCAGTGAGAAAAGACTATGCAGGTTGTTTCTATGACAAGCAAGGTCGGCAGATTATTATATCAAACTGTATTGCGATAAGATTAAATGAACATTTGTCTATTCCAGAGGCAAAGATTCCGTTCGGCAGTGTTGATAATTTGTTCTTGACGGCTTGTCAAAACACTGAACAGTTAGATTTGTTAAGTTTAGAATACTTAAAGGATTACATACAGAACGCTAAAGATGATGAACCTCAAAGATATAAAGGTAGAGGACATGAATCTATTGTTTACGATTTCGGTGAAAGACTACCTATGGTAAATTCTGAATATATGTTACTTATTTATAAGGTTTTAGGTTGGCAGAATCTGACAGCTAAAATTAATGAAGATAAATGGGAAACAAGTCCAATATATTTCTTTTCAGATAGGGGCGATGGTATTTTAATGCCGATAAAGAAAAAGGAGTGCGTAAAGTGGACAAGATAGAGAGCATATTTAGTGTTAATGGTTATAGTGAAGTTGCTGACACATATGTACCCTACGGATTGTTTGGAACATATATCGAAGCCAAGACTCATCTTAATACATTATTGCCCTTACTGAGAAAAGGTTTACTCACAGACAGGAAAACAAAAGAACCGATAGATTGGCTTAACATTGTGGAAAATAATAAAATATTAGCGAGTTTCACTTGAAATATTGTTGATATTATGATATAATAATGGAGAATACAAAATGAGAAAATATACAATTGAGGATGCAAAACGGTTGATATCTGATTTTTGCGAAGAAGAATATGGCTCAATTGCTGATTTTTCAAAAAAGGAGCAAACACTATGAAAACAAATTACATCATCGAAATTGAAAAAGGAATTGAAATCAGAACACACGGCGGTTATCTCTCGCAAAGTGAAATCGAAGAACAAATCGCATTGCAGAAATATGGTGAATTTTTTGAAGAAATTGCAAGAGTTGAAACACTTGAAGAGGCAAGGGAAATCTTCAATGCGAACAAGGAAAAATGCACATCAAAACAGCGTGGCAGAAAAATTGAAACGGATGAATTAAGAATCAGAGAAATCAACTTTGATGATAAAGGTGAAGAACTTGAACCAGACGGAATGGAAATAATTGATAGCTATGTCGCAATGCTTGACGGCTATGTTGTCAGCGAGAATGGGAAAGCGGTTGATTTTGAACTTGCTGAAACTTATATGGATGACGAAATCAGAGAAGAACTGGATGCACAGCCTGCACTATGCGAAGATCAAGAATTTTTCACTGAATATGAAAAAAAGCATTATGAAAAGTTTGGTGAATCTTTCGCAAAAGTTAATGGAATCGAATGTTAAGAAATCGCAGAGTGACCGACCTTCGTGTCGGGTAATGCAGACGGTTAGACGGTCACAATCCCCGACAGACGCACAACTTAAAAAGGTGGAATTTAAAATGACGATTGAATATGACAAAAACTATGAGGCAATACGGCTGCAACTTGATGATAGTGGATTAATTTGTAATCCTAATCTTGATGTATTGCCAAACTCTGAAATCATTGCCGTTAAAGATATTGCTTCAATGCAGTTTGTTGATTATTACATCATCAACTACTATAAAGCGGCAACTGACAAAGTGTGGCGGAATAAATTTTTCAATGAAGCGTTTGAAGAAATGAATCAAGATAGCGAACATTTGTATGTTAGGTTTAGAGCTAATGATGTTATTGTTCAAACACATAATCCGTATCAGTTGTGTACTGACAAATGTATAGCATCAAACATCATTGAAGTAGTGTCAGACTATAAGACTATGCTGTATGTTATGAGCAGTGTTCAGGTTTCTTATGAGCGACCTACATATGAGTTATATAATAACGACTATTGTTGTGATGAAGGAACTTATACATTGCAAGATGGTTCTGGATATTTTGCCTTAGCATATGAATTAAATTCCTGTAATTTTTATTGGTTATATGAAGATTGTCCAAATAAATTTTCTGAGGATTTTCCAGAATGTGTGTACTGGAGAATTTATTGGTGTAATGACAAAGAGTATGAAGATGCTTTATTGGACTTATATAAAGATGAAGATTTTGTGCTTTATCTGACCAACACATCCGCTTGGTATGATAAACACAATAAATAAAATTCTTGTTTTCTAAGAAACAACAAAAAGGAGAAAAACATTATGACAATCAAAGAAGTTAAAGAACATTACAAAGGACAATATGTTGAATGCGAAATCTACAGATTTACAGATTTCACACACCGTGTTCACAGTGATTTTATTTATACACCTGACGATATAGAGAATGATCTGTACAATGAAAATGAAGAAGTTGTGTATGCAGAACTTATGGATGAGGAAGAGTATGGTATGACCGTCATTGCAAATTGTGATGTTACCGCAGATTTTGAAGATTGGTTCGGTGACAAGAATGCTCGAATCTTGGTTATTATTCTCAGCGAAAATCCACCAAGATATTGGGTTGCTTATGAGGGAACAAAAGAGTTAATTGACTCTTTCGATACTTACGAAGATGCAAGCAAAGCACTTAAAAAGTACGAAGAGCAAAATAAGGCTGACGGTATCTATACTGAAGATTTTTATGAAATCCTCTTTAAGTGATGAAGGAATTAAACAAAATTATATGTAGAGATGAAGAGTAAGATTGAAAGGATGTTGAATTCAACCTTATGAACCTAATTTGTATTGATGAAAATACTTACGCATACTTCCAACAATGGAATCGAAACATTATGGATAAGGTTATGTCCGCAAAACCGTATTTTGAGAAATGTGCAGTTACAATTAAAGAATGTCCCGAATACATACTGTATGTTACGGCTTGTGTTAAGAATAATATCCCAAAACAAAAATTCTCTTTAAAACACAATAAGACACAAATTGCCAAAGGATTGTTTCACAAATCACCTGAACAAAGCGATTGCGATTTAAAGATAGATTACCAAATTGTTGAACGCAATATTGACAGTCAACAAATGCTTGATGACTGTCTTGAGGCAATAGAATACATGATTGATTCATATATCAACGCTAATGCTTTTCTATGGTATGGCAATTATCTTGATCGAGATAAACGAGAGTTTTCCGCTATTGGTAAAAACGATAATCAAGATAAGACTATTGTATTCAGACCGTTTAAGAATCAGCTTTATGCTACATCGGTCGGTCATCATCGCAGTCCTGAAGGTGTATTCCAAGTTAGAGGACATTTCAGAAGATATCAGACAGGACAGGTAGTGTGGATTGATGGTTATATGAAAGGCATAGACAAAGACATCAAATCCAAATAAAGAGATTGTTTAAGTCATCAATCAGATTATCCTGAATACAAGGTAATGCAGTACAAAAACAGGACAAGAATACAGCTTAAAGGCGGTAATGTTGCTTTATAATAAGTGAATTCCAAAGTATTAGTGTGTTGACAATAAAAAAACGCACACTGTTATACAGTGTGCGAGGTACGGAAGAAAGGATAAAAAAACTAATCTACCATAGTAGAAATTAAAAAACAAACTTCCGCACTTATATGATACTACTTTTTCAGTTTACAGTCAAGCTTTTTTGTACAGCAGAAAAGACTCAGCTTTTGACTGAGCCTTTTCTGCTTAAAAAACTAATAGTTTATGCTTGCGTAAGTAAAATAACAAAACCTTACACAACATTATAATACATCGCAATTTTAAAAAAGTCAATACTTTTTCAAAAAATTATCTTAAATAAGGAGGGATGTAGTTTTATGAAAAGTCAATATAGAGAAATCAGAAGCAACTTCATTGATTATGATAAAAATATAATGTATATTGACGCTTGGAGAACAACAAGTTCCAACGAAGAGGGTAAAGTAATTGCCAAAATCAATCTTGCTAATTCCGAGGTGGAATATGTTGACGAGAAAGCTAAAACTGACGCTTATGCTCAGACAGTAATAAGGAGGGTATTAAATGCCGTGGTTTGACAATAACGATAAACCAATCGAAGTTAATCATACCGAGATGATAGAAAGAGTCGAAAATGATATTCGGCTCTATGGTAAAGATTTGAAATGTTATGTTATTATTTCGTCTCGCTCTGTTGCAAATTCACCTGACATACAGATAGTAAGCAGATTTAGTCTTAAAAAATCTATTATAGGCGGTATGACAGACAAAGAATACGCCCTATCAATTACGCTTGAAGAATTGTTAAATAGACTGCGGTATGAACACTATGTATCGGAAGATGTATAAAACAAAGGTTTTATATAAAAAATAGACATCACTCCGACCTGCGAAAATCTGGTGATGTCTATACCAAGTAAGCTATCGAAAGATGGTCAGCGTTAGCCTACCCATTTTCAAAGCCTAATATGATGATACACTATTGGGAAAATTTTGTCAATGTTATTTCCATATTTTGTGGGTTGATTATAATAAAGAAAAAATTTACAATAATAATGAAAGGCGAATGAACACATATGAATAATTTGAACTACGATTGAAGAGGTGGATAAGTATATTTACTTAGTAGGTGATGTAATTGCACAATATAACAAACTCTATTGACAATAGCTTATTCTCTTGTTATAATAAATAATCGAACAGATGTTCTACATACAAGGGTGATATATATGATAGTTGCATTAAAAGATTGGGAGAGTGTACTGAAAAACTATTATTTTGTATTCAACGACAAAAATTATGATACGGTAAAATGGTCGATATTGAATGATAGAGTAATACAATTCAGTAATCAAAAAGAACCTGTAAGCAGCAGTGTAGTGTTTGCAGGAGTAAGATACATAGATATTAATTGTGCAAAATTACTAATTGTGCTTAACAATGGCGATAAATATTTAGCATACAAATATGCAAAACGAACTTGACATTTACGAACTGTGTGATATAATAAAGCCAAGAAATCCAGAAAGGAGGGCTTGAATGTTAGGAATCAAGCCAAAGATTGGCGAAGTATATCTCATAGATTTTCCACAAGATGGACACACACAGGGCGGAATAAGACCGGGTGTAATTTTTCAAAATGATGTTGGTAATAAATACAGTCCTAATGTTGTTGTTCTTCCTTTGACTACTTCGATAAAAAAGACATCTCAGCCTACGCATGTGTATATTAGTAGCAAGAATTCTGGTCTTAGGTATGACAGCATAGTATTGTGTGAAAACCCAATATCTATTTCTAAAGATCGAATCTCCAAAAAACTTACAAAACTCAGTTCATATCATATGACTCGCATCACAGAAGCAAATTTACTTGCTTCTTCTGCAATTGCGTATTTGTCATTTGATGAACTACTGCATGTTTGGGAGAAAAGTCAAGATTTTGCAGACAAAAGGTTGGTGATGGCGTGACTTTTGGTCAATTAATCCTCTGCTTAGTTGTTTTGGCAGTAGGATATATATGGATAAAACTTAAATAAGAAGAGGTGTTATATATGATAGGAGAATTATTATTGGTTGGTTTGGCAACAGTGACGGAAGGTTTGAAGACCACTTTGCATCATTCAAAATCCGAATGGGCTAAAGATCGAGTAAATTCCAGACATAGATACAATAAAGAAAGACAGTCCGAAATTGAGGACGCTTTGTTTGGGTATTATACATCGGAACGAGGACGCAAAAGAGAGGAATATCAGCAGATATTAGATGATGCAGGTGTTACTTATTATGATGATTACGATATAATAAAAAAGATTGCCATTATTGAAGGGTGGGAGTATTATGATTTTTGCGAATGGAATCGTGAAGTGCAAAGAGAAATGCGTTAATATGTAACTTTCAGCGGTTGTTTCTGTTTACAAATAATGCCAAATGTGATACATTATACATATATAATTTTATTCGAGGTGCTGATGATATGTATAATGAGACTACGAAAATGGCTTTTGTATCGACATTATCGTCGAAACAAAATATACTGTTAGCGACGGCATTGTTTAATAGTATAGAAATTTTTGAACAAGAATCTGAAAAAGACATTTCACGGTTCACAGAAGAAAATCTTCAGAAAGTTCAGGTTAAAATAGCAGGTAGTAAAACATATGGTTCACGGAAACGAGATGCCACGATGTTAAGGAGTTACTTAGATTGGGCGTATAAGAATCATATTTGTGATACAAACATATCCTCATATGTGTTGCAGGCTATGGATATTAATGCTAATACAGTATTGGTTTCGTCTCCACAACACTTACAATTTCAACTCAATGCTGTATTTCCACCGGAAATAGAAGATAATGTTGATTTGTTGTCGAGAGGATTTGTCTGGATGGCTTATATGGGCATCCCAAAAGAAGACACGATAAAGATTACAAGCAATCATGTATCTATAGATAACAATAACGAAAAGAAAATTATTGCATACAATAGCACGCTCTACGAGATTCCAACTGAAGCTTATATAACGATCAACAAATTGTGTTCTTTGAAATGTTTAACCACTACAACAAGGAATGGTATTGTTCGTAAATTCGACAGGGTTCAAGGTTGTGAATTGTTAAGAGGTACAACTCGTCTTAACAATATAACAGTAGAATATTTAAGAACTCGTGTAACCCGCAAATCAAAACCATATCGTTTGTCGAAATTATTATCTTATGGTTCGTTATATAAAAGTGGAGTGTTTTACAGACAGTACATATTGGAACAACAGGGGTTCATACCTACATTTGCTGAACTAATGCGTTCTCGGAGTTATACCGAACACGATGGGGAAACAGATGTTTATTTTCAAGATAAACTAAAAACTATACAGGCGGAATACACTGCATGGAAGGATAAGTATTATTCACTTATGTAAAGTTTAATAAAGATTTTTAAAGGCGGTACAGCTCGCCTTTAAAAAATAATCATTAAGTCAGTTTTGCATATTAGAAAGTATAAAACTGTAAGGAGGTGGTGCTTATGATTGTGCTAAATTAACAAAAAATTAATATATAGGGGGAATTATTATTTCTGACAACAAGTCAATTTATCAAACATTATCATCAATTGATGTGTCTGGCAAGGTCAAGCCTAAAAATGGTATGAATTATTTACCATGGGCGTCTGCATGGGCATACATAAAAGAGTATTTTCCAAGGTCGTCATATACCGTAGTTAGAGACGATAATGGTAATCTTTATCATACTGACGGAAAAACCTGTTGGGTTGAAACATTATTATCCATTAATGGGGAAACTCAAGAAGAGCAGTTGGCTATTATGGATAACCGTAATAAGTCTGTATCAGCCGATCAAGTAGAATCTACGATGGTAAACAAAGCTATTAAGAGATGCCTAACAAAAAACGCAGCATTATTTGGTCTTGGTTTGAATCTTTGGTATGGCGAAGAATTGAGCGATGAAGCAAAGCGTACCAAAGCTAAGAAAATATCTGATTTAGATGTGCTTAAAGGCAAAGTAGTGTCTATTTGTAAAGAACTGGTATCCAAAGGCGTTGATAGCAAAAAATTATATGCTTCTATTGCAGATATGTCAGGACATCAAAATCCGACCAAAATTACAGATATAGAAACACTAAAAATTGTGCTTGAGCGACTTGAACAATGGGAGGTTTAGTATGAATAAAGTATGTGAAATTGGAAGAATTGTAACCGAACTCGAACTTAAAACAACAACCAATGGAAAGTCGGTTGTTAATTTTAGAATTGCAGTAAGGTCTTATGGCAAAGACAACGATGATTACTTTTTTAACTGTGTGGCATGGGGAAGTGTTGCAGAATTTATTTGTAAGCATTTTTCAAAAGGAAGAAAGATTGGAATTGATGGTAAACTGACTTCTCGCACATACGAAACAGGAAAAAAAGAGAAGCGTCAGGTTGTAGAAATTATGATACAGGATGCAGAGTTTTGTGACGACAAGCGTGACGAAAGTGGTGATGACGCAAATATAACTACGCCGTCAAAGGCAGAATCTACTACATCTGAAACAGAGGACGAGTTACCATTTTGATTAACTTAAAACAATTAAAAAATCGGTACTGGTCGTTTTCCAGTATAAATTCTTATCAGACTTGTCCTCGTATGTTCTTCTTATCATATATTGATAGGAAGCCCCAAGAAGAAAACGCTTTTAGTCAATGGGGTTCTTTATGTCACAAATTGTTAGAAAGTTATTACAAAGGTCAAAGTAGCATTTTCGATCTTGAAGAGCGGTACAAAAATGCTTATAAAAGAACGGTTTTATCTGATTTCCCTAAAAATCGCTATGTTGATATGAATAAGAAGTATTACCAAATAGGTCTTGAATATTTCCGAGGTTTTGAGGATGTTTTTTCTGAATATCAAGTAGTCGGTGTTGAACAGAAGATTAAAACCAAAATTGGCGAGTATAACTTTGTTGGTGTTATCGACTTAATACTTGAGAAGAATGGCGAGTATATTATCTGCGACCACAAAAGCAAAGGAGCTTTTAAGAACGAGCAAGAATTACGGAAGTATCTTTTTCAGTTGTACCTGTATTCCAAATACATATACGAAACATATCACACATATCCCACAAAATTGATTTTTAATATGTTTAAGCTCGGAGAAATGAAAAGCGTAGATTTCAATAAGAGTGAATACGAGAAAGCTTTGTCTTGGGCTGAAGCTTCCATAAATGAAATTCTTGAAGAAGAATGCTGGTTAGATAAAGTGTTCGTGCAGTACGCTGCTAAAGACAAAAATATCAATAATTACAAGTGTGATGATTTCTTTTGTAACAACCTTTGTTCGGTACGGGCGTTTTGTGAGCGTTCTAAAAGCTATACTGAAGAGGACGATTTTGATTTTCTTGAGGAGTGATTATGTTTGCTTATTGAAAAGGACAAAATTCATAAAGCAAAAGAGAAATTAGGAGAGAAGAATGCTTTTGAAATAGCTCAAATTTTGGAAGTTGAAAATTTTGATGAGAGTCGTTTGAGAGCATGTTGCCCTTTCCACGAGGAAGATACTCCAAGTTGGATTTACAATCCTAAAACATATAATTTTCATTGTTTCGGATGTGGTATATCGACTGACATTATTGATGCTTATATGATTAAAGGACATACATATTTGGAAGCAGTTCAGTATTTATTTGAAAAAGCAGGCATTAAATATGCGTTTGGAGAGATGGGCGTAAAGACTAAAACCCAGTACCGATACCCAAAACCTGTAGAATGTCACTCAAAGAACAAAATCGAAGAATACTTAGGTTTACGAAAAATATCACCAAGCACAATTGACTATTGCGATATTAGACAAGACTCTCATGGAAATATAGTGTTTAACTATTACGACACGAACGATGTGCTTACTTTGGTTAAATACCGACCAAGCCATAAGATAGATAAAAGCAAAGGCGAAGTAAAAACATGGTGTCAAAAAGATGCAGATACAAGTCCAATATTGTTCAATATGAATCGTGTTAATGTTGACAGTCCTTTGCTAATATGTGAAGGAGAAATTGATTGTGCTTCGGCTATAGAAGCGGGATTCACTAATGCAGTTAGTGTCCCGCTTGGGGCTGGAAACTTTCATTGGATTGAACATAATTGGGACTGGTTAGAACAATTCACCGATATTATTGTATGTGCAGATAATGATGAAGCGGGACAAAAAATGATTAAAGAGGTTTCAAGTAGACTCGGAAACTGGCGAACAAAGATTGTACAGTTGCCCACAAAGGTAACAAAATCAGATGGTAGTCAAGCTTTTATTAGTGACCTCAACGAGACATTGTATTGGTTTGGAAAAGAATATGTGCTAAAACTTATACTGGATGCAAAAGATTCGCCTGTCGATAGCGTTATTGACTTTTCAGACATTGAAGATGTTGACCTTTCTCAAATTGACGGTATTTATACTGGCATTACAGAGTTAGACAATAAGCTAATGAAAATGTTTTATGGCACAGTTACGATTCTGACGGGTACTAATGGCAGTGGTAAATCATCTTTACTGTCACAGTTTATATGTCAATCACTTGACCAACAAAAGTCTGTTTGGTTGTATTCTAAAGAGCTGCCTAATTCGATGATGAAAAACTGGATTGATTTTATATTTGCAGGTAGACATAATATCGATCAGTTTCATGACAGTAAAGGAAGTGTATATTACAAAGTTAGTAAAAGTGCTCGTACTAAAATTGATGGATATTATAAAAATCGCCTTTATATTTATAAAGACGATTATGACAACTCAGTCGATAATATCAAAAAATCAATGGAGGATTGTGTTAGGAAGTATGGCTGTAAAATGCTCATATTGGACAATCTTACGGTCATCAATCTTGGAGCTACCGACAACAATAAAAACGAAACACAAAACGCATTCATGTCTTGGTTGACCAAATTTGCAGCCACATTTCAAGTTGTTATTATTTTGGTTATTCATCCACGAAAAGGACAGCAGGTTACTCGCCTTTGTAAATATGATATTGGTGGTTCTGGAGGTATGTTAGATCTCGCTCATCGAAGTTTCTCGTTATATAGAGTGAAGCCCAATGAAAAGCAAACTGGTGACGAATTAGTTAAAAATTATGATGTTATATTGGATGTTTTGAAAGACAGGATGAGAGGACAGGAGAATTTATCAATTCCAATGTGGTACGATCCGCCATCTCGTAGATTTTACACCAACGAAATGGAGTTTGGAAAACAATACGCATGGGATAAGAATAAGTACACAGAGTCTATTCCTTTCCCGCATCCAAACGAGACAAGTGAAGTGTTCGGAAAGGAAGATTAATATTATCGACAATTATGTTGCTTACCATATACATACAGACTATTCTCTTAAAGACAGTGCTACCAATTACAAAGATTATGTTGATAAAGCAGTAGAGTTGGGACAGCATGCAATTGCATTTTCGGAACACGGCAATATACAAGGTTGGGTTAAGAAGAAAATGTATTGTGACTTAAAAGGTATTAAGTATATACATGCAGTTGAGTGTTACTTAACAAAAAATCATACAGACAAAATCCGAGACAATTATCATACAGTTCTTATTGCGAAAAACTATGAAGGCGTTAAGGAACTCAACCGGCTTATAAGTTTGTCAAGAACTGACAAAAATCATTTTTATTATGTTGGCAGAATCTCGTTTGAAGAGTTTCTTTCGCTGTCTGACAACATTATCAAAACAAGTGCCTGTCTTGCTTCTCCTTTAAATAAATTACCTGTAGAAGATACATGGTATGAACAATTAGTTAAAGGGTATGATTATCTCGAAATTCAACCACACAATTGCAAAGAACAAATTGAATACAATAGACATTTAGCATATCTGTCTGAGAAATATCATATTCCGCTAATAGCTGCAACAGACGCCCACTCAGTTAATTCTTATAAAGCAGAGTGTAGACAAGTAATCTTAGATGCTAAAAAACAACATTACGAAGGCGAAGATAAGATGGACTTAGTGTATAAGTCTTACGATGAATTAGTGAAAGCTTTCGCAACACAGGACGCAATACCGAGTTCTTTATACATAGAGGCTATTAACAACACCAATGTTATGGCAGATAGTGTCGAAGAGTTTATGCTTGATACATCGATTAAGTACCCTATTTTGTATGGCAGTGCTGAAAAAGACGAACAAAAATTTACTTCATTGGTATATCAAAAATATCAAGAGAAGCTTGATAATGGCGTTATTTCATCAGAAGAAAAGGATAGATTTGATAAAGCAATACCTGAAGAACTGAGAGTCTTTAAGAAAGTAGGTATGTCGGGTTTTATGCTTTCAATGAGTGAAATTCTCTCACATTTTAGAAATCAAGGAAAACCAATAGGTTTTTCAAGAGGTTCAGTTGGTGGCTCAAGAACAGCGTATGTTACCGATATTATTGACCTAAACCCTGAAAAATGGGGTACAGTATTTTCTCGATTCTGTAATGAAGACAGAGTAGAAGTAGGAGATATCGATGTTGATGTTGTAGAATCGGATAGACCAGAAATGTTTGAGTATATTATAGATAAATTCGGTAAAACAAAAACAGCCAGAGTCCCTACATATTCGACACTGAAAGATTTGGCTGCTATTGATCTGATAGGACAAGCATTTCGACTTAATTGGGAATTAAGCCATCCAAAAACCGATTTTAGTGAGTGTGAATATTCTATTCAAAAAGTCAAAGAAATTAAGCAATGTTTTAACACCGATCCTGATTTAGCAAGACAAAAGTATCCGAAATTGTTTTATTACTATGATGGCTTGTTAGGTATTAAGCATGCACAGTCGGTACATCCAGCAGGAATTGTTATTAGTCCAATTACTTTAGCTGACAATTACGGTGTGTTCGAGAAAGATGGCTACTGTACTCTTCAGATTGATATGGATGAAATTCATGATGTAGGGTTGACCAAGTATGATTTGCTTGTATTAAAGACAGTGCAAGTTATTAGTGAAACTTGCAAATTCGCTCATTTACCTTATCCAAAATCTCACGAGATTGATTGGGATGATCAAAATGTATGGGAAAGTATGTTAGAAACTACAGGTTCTATTTTTCAGTTTGAGTCTCCATTTGCTATAGATTGTTTAAAAAAATATAAGCCTAAAAGTATTTTGGATATGGCAATAGTCACGGCTGCTATTAGACCATCAGGTTCTTCTTACAGAGAGGAACTATTTAAGCATATACCTCATAAAAATCCGTCAGAGGTTATAGATAAACTGCTTAATAAAAACAATGGATATTTAATATTTCAAGAGGACACAATTAAGTTTCTTCAAGAAATATGCGGACTGTCGGGCAGCGAAGCTGACAATGTGCGTAGAGCAATCGGACATAAAGATGAAAAGAGATTGGCTAAAGCATTGCCGTCAATACTTGAAGGTTATTGTCATAAATCAAATTCTCCAAGAAATGTTGCAGAACTGGAAGCTAAAGAGTTTCTTCAGATTATTCAAGACAGTGCCAGTTATCAATTTGGTATGAATCACGCCATTGGATACTGTATGATTAGTTATTTGTGTGCTTATTATTACTACTATTATCCGTATGAGTTTTGCACAGCATATTTAAACTGTGCAAAGAATGATGAACAAATACAGACGGGAGAAAAAGCTGCTAAAGCAAAAGATATTGAAATTACATTACCTAAATTCGGAATTTCGTTAGGAAGCTATTATTTTAACAAAGACCTTCACGCAATTGCAAAAGGTATTGGTTCAGTTAAGTTTTTATCTGAAGAGGTCGCCACAGAACTTTTTAAAGTTTACAACCAACAGCCGACCAGTTTTATAGATGTAATTCGTCTCTCCGACCAAGAGACTTCTGTGGGACTATCTAAAATAGAAATTTTAATTAAAATAGGTTTCTTCGACCACTACGGAATTCAATCGAAACTATTATACATACTTGCAACTTATCAATTCTTTAGAGCGTCTACCGGCAAGGGATTTCGCAAGAATATTAAGAAGTCCGTATTACAAACAGAGCATTTTGAATTGTACGACATAGTAAAAAATAATAGTACAGACTTAAAGAAAGATAACACTATTAAAGAATCGTTCACTATTCAAAACATAGATAACATACTAAATGGCATCGAAACTATTGCAAATCAAATGAATTTCAAGGCTTGGAATTATAAACGCATTATTCAAACACAGGAAGAATATTTGGGGTATATTGATTTAACCACACACAAAGCTGAAGATAGGCAGAAACTGCTCGTAAAGAATGTCTACCCTCTTAAAAACAAACAAACTAACGAGGAATTTGCAAAAAGAATTTCGTATCGTTCGGTTGGTACCGGAAAAGAAGGAAGTTTAACATTAAAACACTATCTTTTTGCATCATTGCCATTGAAACAATATGATGTAATTTATGTGCCTTTAGATGGTATTTACAAAGATAAAAAGGGGTATTGGAATTTAACAAAATATAAATTGCTAAATTAAGAAAGGTGATTGAATGAGGCAAAAAATTGAACTTGTTACACTTAAGGATGTGTCTGATTTTACAGAGGCTGTAAGTCAGATTGACGAAGAAGTAACTCTTATCGGTAAAGACGAAAACGGCAAAGATTGGTCTATCAGTGGTAAATCATTTCTTGCAAGTCTTGTTCTTGCAAACGGTGTTGAAAGAGCAAAAACCAAAGCAGCACATAATGTTGATTGGAATACCATTACTTGTGTGTGCGACAAGGACATTTACTCAGTAATTAGCAAGTGGGCAGTAGGCTCGGTTATGGAGTAAGCTATGGAAAACAAAATACATAGAACAGTAATGTTACACATTCAGCTTCAGCGAGATGATTTTGACGATTTTCTTCACATAGCAGATGAATTAATGAGTGGCATTATTGAGGTAGCACAAGGCAAGGAAGTGTTGTCCGGTAAAAGTCTACTTGGATTAATGCTTATAGACACAAATAAGCCACAAACACTTATTATCAGAGGTTTTTTCACTGATGATTATGTGGATAAATTTAGAAAATGGGAAATTAAGGAAGGGTGATTATATCCGATTTGGTAAGAAGATAGCAAGTTTATGGGTAATGTTAGGTATGATGTTTGGCTTTTCGGCTTGTGGAGAACCAAACATCTCCACCCCTGACACTGCAACACGAGATACAGCCACTAAAGATACGGTAGCCAAACCAACAACGCAACCTACAACCATGCATGTCACAACAGAACCAACAACAGTAAAACCAACTGAGAAAACTAAAAAAGACAAGAAGAAGGTTAAAACAACCTCTCCCCATACAGAACCTCCAACAGAAAAAGTCGAAGTTCAAGCAGAAACAAAAAACATTACAAAATCAAATAATACATATAACACATCGTCAGATGAGGTAGATTTATTGGCAAGAGTAATTTATTGCGAAGCGGGTAATTGTAGCGAGTATTGTCAGTGGTTGGTAGGTTCAACGGCAATGAATTTAGCTGACAGTAACGGTGGACTGAGGGCAGTAGCTTTTGATTATAATACATTCAATGTGGCAGGTATTCTTTACACAAGAGATCCGAGTGAGTTGTCTTATTCGGTTGCTCAAAGGATATTGAGTGGTGACAGAGATTATAATGTCAAAGCGTTCAGAATGAGTTGTTATCATTCATTTGGAGCACCGTATGCAGTGGTAGATAATGTTTATTTCAGCAGTTACTAAAAGGAGATAATAATGACTGTTAAATCAATTGTATTAGTTCTCGGAGCTTCGGGCTCTGGCAAGGATTACTTAGTAGACAAAGTTTGTAAGGAATATAACCGCAAAAAGGTTGTGTCTTATACGACACGACCAAGAAGAGATAATGAATCTCCAAACTCACATATTTTTGTGACAGATGAGGAGTTTGATAAACTAACCAATATCGTGGCTTATACCGAATTTAAGGGTTACAGATATTGTGCAACGCAACAGCAAATTGATGACGCTGATTTTTACATAATTGATCCGAGAGGACTTGAAGATTTCAAGAATAATTACAAAGGCGATAAACTAATTGAATCTATACTGATAGATTGTCCTGCTGTTGAAAGATTCTTAAGAATGAAGAAAAGGTATAAAGACAGCAAAACGGGAACTGTAAAAGCTATGGAGCGTATTATAAACGACCGTAAAGAGTTTAAAAATATTGAAGAAAAAGTTGACTATGTAATCTCAAATCGCACTGAGGAAGATGTTAAAGACTGTGTGTTCTTACTCAAAACAATGCCAGAAACTACAGAATGGGTGAACAAGTTTGTAGAAGGACAGGCAAAATATAACAAAGAGAAAATACAATGAAGTTAATAGAGGTGAATTAAATGATTGATTGCTCAAAAACAGAAAATTATTTCGCCGAAAAATTGAGGATGACGAAAGCATATGAATCAGGATTTTGCAGAATTAGATGTGAGCATTGTCCGTTAGATAAAAAAAATAGTGGTGAAGATGTTTCATGCATGCAATTAGAATTAAAACACCCTGAAAGGGCTGTTGAAATAGTTCAGAAGTGGAGCAATGAGCATCCACCAAAGACATATCTTACGGACTTCTTGAAGCATTATCCAAATGTCCAGCTTTATGATACTGGAATACCCAAAGGCGTATGTCCATATCATTTAGGACTAATGAACAAAGATGATTGCAGAAAAGACCGTAACTGCATTGAATGTTGGAATCAAACTGTTGAGGACTGTGAAGAGTGATGACAAGAGATAGCCTTGAGAAGTATGTTGATAGCGGAGTTTTTTTCTCAAAGAGAATTAATGAAAGAGGTGTAAAAAATGAGGAAGTACGAAGCAGTTTGTAGTTCTGATGTTCTTGATGCAGTTGCAAACGGTGAAAAAATTTTATTAATTGACAGATTAATGGAAAGTATTGACAGTGTAGACGAAATAAGCACAAGAGATTTAGCGATTGCAATAAAAGCTGAAAACAAAGATAACAGATATGAGTTTTACAAGGATGTGAAAGTAAATGAGAGTTTATCAGTGTGATAGTTGTAACAAAGTTATCGCAGATCCGTACACAGTTAAAATGAAGGAGTTTTATGTAGAGATTGATACTGAATACTTTACTCGGATTAAAACTCTTGTCAAAAGTAAGAGAAAAATTAAAATACAGCTATGCGATGATTGTTACAAAGGCTTAAACCTTATTGCAGAAAAAAAAGGAGCGTGATATGGATTGACAGCTAAAGAGATTAACAGATATGAAGTTTAAAAATCAACAAAAAGGAGAACTTAAATGGCAGAATATCATGTTGGTTGTGGTGCTTTTGGCATATACGCTGGCACATTAAATCATAAAAACAAATATATGTGGCAAAACAAATCTGAAGTTACAGATGAAGCAATTGGAGCTGTTAGAGATTATATGGTAGATAAATTGTTGGGTGGATTTTCTTCCCCAAAGCAAATCTCAAGTGGGTATGAATGGGATTTAAAGGATGGTAAAACAGTAGAGTTGCGAATTACAATCAAAAATAAAGACTAATACAGGGTTAAAGGTAACAATAAAAGGAGGTGATGCGTATGCTTTGAATTTGCTGATAGTAAAAAATAAATAGGAGGAATTGAATGAAACAATTTGAAAAAACAGTGTATGTCAGCCACAAATACGGTGGTAACAAAAACAATCTCAAAGAGGTTGAAGAAATAATTAAAACACAGCAAAAGAAACATCCGAATTATATGTTTATTTCACCGTTACATATGTTTAGCTTTCTGTACAACGATATGTCTTATGAAGATGGGCTTGAACTTTGTCTATATCAGCTTGCCGAATGTGATGAAATATGGGTGACAGGCGAAACATGGTACGATTCAACAGGTGTTATCAAGGAAATTGAGTACGCAAACGCACATAAAATTGATGTTTTATTCGTAAAAAATGCAGAAGATAATCCACACAAAGTTGAAGGTTCTGCTGATTACATTAGAGGTTTTGCTAAAGGTGTAAAACTCGGCAAAAAAGAATGGCAAGAAAACACGAGTAAAAAAAATAAAGTCGCATACATAAATGAAGACGACATTATTCGTACATACATCTCTCATTTTCCTTTTTCTTTCGTTATCAAATACCCTTTCTGCGAGCTTACACATAGAATCACACTTCACGATGAAAACTCAGCGAGAATATCTTGTACTAATTGCCATAATTTATTTGATTTTAGCAATCTTACATATGGTGATATTCTCTGAAAGTATAGGTGATTAGATGAAAGTAATTAAACGAGATGGTCGAGAAGTTGATTTTGACCGTAACAAGATTATTTCTGCAATTGGAAAAGCAAATAGTGAATCCCTTCAGAACCACGAAAAAACATTGTCTGATGATGAAATTAAAAATATTGCTATAAGAATTTATGATAAACTCAGACGAAGTAAGCGAATTTATTCAGTTGAAGATATACAGGATTTAATTGAAGAATACATAGATAAATACGGCTGTTTCCCTTTGGCAAAAAGATATACTCTTTACCGATACAAGCAGAGTTTAATCCGTAAGAAGAACACTACTGACGATGCAATCCTTTCACTGATTGATTTAAGCAACGAGAACATCAAACAGGAAAACTCAAATAAAAACCCCACTATTATTCCTACACAGCGTGACTATATGGCAGGTGAGGTTAGCAAAGATTTGACTGATAGAGTTTTACTTCCTCAAGATATTGTTGAGGCTGACAGAGAAGGAATTATTCATTTCCACGATAAAGATTACTTTGCACAACATACTTATAATTGTTGCTTATGTAATCTTGATGATATGCTCCAGAACGGAACGGTTATCAGTGGCACTATGATTGAGAAACCACATAGTTTTTCAACGGCTTGTACAATTGCGACACAGATTATTGCTCAGGTTGCCAGCAGTCAATATGGTGGACAAAGTATCAGTCTTACTGCTCTCGCACCGTTTGTGGATATTAGCCGACAGCACATTAAAGATGAGTTGAGAAGAGAATGGAGTCAGTGTGGATTTAAAACTGACGAAAATAAGATTGCCGAGATAGCCGAAGAAAGACTTCAGAAGGAAATCAACAAAGGTGTTCAGACAATTCAATATCAAGTAGAAACACTTTTAACGACTAACGGACAAGCTCCTTTTATTACAGTGTTTATGTATATTAACGAGGCTAAAAACGAGCAGGAAAAGCACGACCTCGCTATGATTATTGAAGAAACACTTAATCAAAGGTATGAAGGTGTAAAAAATGAAAAGGGTGTATGGATTACACCTGCGTTTCCAAAGCTTATTTATGTACTTGAAGAGGATAACATTACTGAGGACAGCAAGTATTGGTATTTAACGAAATTAGCTGCAAAGTGTTCAGCTAAGAGGCTTGTTCCAGATTACATTTCAGAAAAAGTGATGAAAAAGCTAAAAGAAGGAAATTGTTTCCCTTCGATGGGTTAAACGGCTCATCTAAAACTCCGTGAACATAAATCAAAATGGTGTACATTACACGAATAGGAACTGTAGGAAATGACAGCTAAGTGGTGTGCTAACAGGGGACTTTCGGGGTGAAACTTAGACTTGAACTATCCTGTGCCAAGACGCATATGCGTAAGGTCAAGAGACTATCGAAAGCATAGCACAAATAGCTTTGTGTGATGAAGTGAGTAGAGTACATCTGAATAATGATACAGATGGAAGTGCGGAGTGAGCGAGTTAGCATAATAACTCCCAAAGATATAGTCCAGACTGTTGATACCGAACAGTCAGTGTAGAAGCTTTTTATCACCGTACAAAGAAAATGGTGAATACAAATTTTATGGCAGATTCAACAAAGGCGTAGTTACAATCAATCTTGTTGATGTAGCCTTATCGTCAGGTAAAAATAAAGAGAAGTTTTGGAAGATTTTCGATGAGAGATTGGAGTTGTGTCATAAAGCCCTCTTGTGCAGATATGAGAGACTGAAAGGAACAGTGTCGGATGTAGCTCCGATTATTTGGCAACACGGTGCATTAGCAAGACTTCAGAAAGGTGAAACCATTGATAAGTTACTTGTTGGTGGTTATTCGTCAATCTCACTTGGTTATGCAGGATTGTATGAGTGTGTAAAGTATATGACAGGCAAATCTCATACGGATCCGGAGGTAACACCGTTCGCACTTGATATTATGAGATATATGAACAAAAAGTGTGATGAATGGAATGAGCAACTTGATTTAGGCTTTTCGCTGTATGGTTCTCCAATTGAAAGCACAACATATAAGTTTGCAAAGTGTTTACAGCGAAGATTTGGCATTATTGAAGGTATTACAGACAAAAACTACATTACAAATAGTTATCATGTAAATGTCAGAGAGCCTATTGATGCCTTTGCAAAACTGAAACTTGAATCACAGTTTCAGGCATTAAGTCTGGGCGGTGCAATTAGTTACATTGAAACTTCTAATTTGCAAAATAACACAGAAGCTGTCCTGTCTGTTATGCAATTCATCTACGACAATATCATGTATGCTGAGCTCAACACTAAAAGTGATTACTGTCAAGCGTGCGGATATGACGGAGAGATTGATGTAATAGAAAATGAAAACGGTAAACTTATTTGGAAGTGTCCAAGCTGTGGCAATACAGATGAAAGTAAATTGAACATCTCTCGGAGAACTTGTGGGTTTGCTATAAGCCCACTTTAAACCGAATAAACTGCGGGGAAGTCCCCATAACCTTAATGGCTACAACATAGCTGGAAACGGCAAGTGTGAATGCGGTATAGGATTAAATCTGTCAGTCCGATAGGATAGAAACCATAAAAACATTAAGCAAGGGATTACCGAGTGTGCAAGTCACTCTTACGCAACGAAACTCCTTAACAGGCAACGCTGATGGAGGACGCTCAACGACTATAATTTCGGGGAATTGTTTCTTATGCAAACAATGATATTGTATAGTCTACTCCCCTAATAAATATCGGGAAACCGAGGGTATAAAAGGATATAGGAACTAACTTCTGGAATCAAGGAAGAACACAAGAAATCAAAGAAAGATATGTGCATTTAGGTGGCAACGAGTGAATTACATCAAAATCACTAAACACGATATTGCCAATGGAATTGGAGTCAGAGTTGTGCTATGGGTAAGCGGTTGTACCGTTCATTGTTACAACTGTCAAAATCCTTCGACTTGGGATTTTACAGCCGGACAACCATTTACTAATGACACTATGACAGAATTACTTGAAGCGTTAAGTCCTGATTATATATCGGGGCTAACGCTCTCAGGTGGACATCCATTGGAGCAAGCGAATCAACAACAAATATCTAATATTGTGAAAACGGTCAAAACCAAATTACCAAGCAAAACAATATGGCTATATACAGGTTATACATATGAACAGGTGTTGAAATCCAAGTTTATTGCAAACGAAATCTTACCTTATATAGATATCCTTGTTGACGGTAAATATGATGAGTCGCAAAGAGATATTTCTCTTGCTTGGTGTGGCTCAAGAAACCAAAGGGTAATCAAAGTTCAAGAAAGTTTGAAATTAGGACAAGTAGTAACACTATAAGGAGATGGTAAATATAAATTATTTGAAAAATCCTTTTAATTATATTGGTGGTAAATACAAATTGCTGCCTCAGATTCTACCTCTCTTTCCGAAGAAAATTAATAAATTTGTAGATTTGTTCGGAGGGGGTGGAGAAGTTTCACTAAATGTGAATGCAAAACAGGTTGTGTATAACGACAAATGTGAACCACTCGTTAATATCTTCAGAAATCTTGATAGCAAATTCGTAGACGAAGTTAAAGAAATGATTGATACATACAAATTGAACAAGTTTAGTAAGCAAGAATTTCTTAATTTAAGAAGTTACTATAATACAAATCTGAAAGATAATCTTGATAGAGAAAATGCAGTCGTTTTATATTGCTTAATTACTCACGCATTCAACTATCAAATAGCCTTTAATAAGAATAGAGAGTTTAATATGCCATCTGGTGCAAGCAGGTCTTACTTCTCTAAGTCGTTAGAGGATAAACTTGTAAAATACATAGAAGCTATTGACAAGAAAAATATTGGTTTTTACAGCAGCGATTTCCATAATTTGAATTTAGATTCGCCAGAATTTAATGACACTTTCTATTATTGTGATCCACCTTATCTTATTACTGTTGGTGGATATGAACGAGATTATTTTTGTAAATGGTCAGAAGATTATGAGAGAGAGCTTCTTAATTTACTTGACATTATTAACTCAAAAGGTGGCAAATTTGCTTTGTCGAATGTTACAGAGCACAAAGGAAAAGAAAATACAATTCTTAAAGAGTGGAGCAAAAACTACAACACACATTATCTAATTAAAGATTACAATAATTGCAACTACCACACTAAGGTGAAAACAGGCAACAGTTCAACGGAAGTTTTAATCACAAATTATTAAGAAAAATTGACAATGGAGATGGTATTTTAGAATATGGCTACCGCAAACGATTTTCCTATCTCTAAGGAAAATATAGAAAAGTATTGTGATGCAATAATTGCTCTTAGAGATAATTTAGAAGCATTGCAACTTTACTCAGAAAGATATCGTGAGTTTAAATCACAATTCAATTCATATTATGGGCAAATTGATGATTTATTACATCAAATTTCTTTAGAAAATACAACTGATAGTCAAAAAGCGATCTTGATTGATAAGTTGTGCGAAGTAAAGGCGGAGCAAGCAATAATAAAAGATTTTATTGAAGTATTTACTCCTATAAAGGAATGGTACTCTATTCATCATTGTGAACTTGATAGTTTTAAATCAGTAGTCGATAAAATAATAAAAATCAGAGAAAAACAATCTAAAAGGCACTATGTCCAAAGAACCAATGTTGTTAAAGAGACATTGGGGAGAGAGTCACAAATTATTAAAGGAGATGACGAAAAATCAAAACAGCTAAAGAGTTAGAAGATACAATCAACTTTTTTACACAAACAACAGAAGATTATCAAAACAATACTGAAAACGAATCATTACACGACTACGAAACACAAGACATTTTACATAAACTTGAACTTGAAGATGTGTCGTATCACGACACTGCCAAACTTGGAAAAGCCCTAATGAAAGTTAGAGAGAACCGTAGAAAAGCAAAAGATAGTGTAGAACTTAATGCTCCATTAGTAGAATGGATTCAGTCACATTCTGATGTGTTGAAATCATTGCAAAAAATTCTTGGAGAAACCAGAAAAATTGAGGACAAACAGCGTAGAAGAATGTATGTCCCAAGAACGAAGATTGTTGAGGAGGTAATTTATTGATAAATACAGGGTGGGCATTTAAGCCTAATGAGAATGAACTTCATGAAGAAAATCTTGCAATATACAAGAAACTTGCACCGAAAGCAAAATTGATTTGGCTGAACTTTTACACAAAGAAGTACGATGTTACACAAGATGATTTGCAGAATTATATGTGTTACACGCAGAAGGGATATGGTTACGGTAACATTACATACAAGGTGTTAAGTAATCCGTTCAATTTCACAGAAGATGAACAGGCTCTGATTTGCGATGGCGGCAATCTTTGTTTCGGTTATCGTAAATTGGGTAACTTAATTACGATTTATACAGATTAAGGAGATATCAATGAAGTATATGGGAAGCAAGTCTCGTATTGCTAAATATATTGTTCCAATATTACAGGAATGTATTGACAGCAATAATGTGACTACATACATAGAACCCTTTGTTGGAGGGGGGTAATGTAATTGATAAAATTCGTTGTCAAGAGCGTATAGGCTCTGACATAAATCCGTATCTGATAGCATTGCTCAAAAGAGTACAAGAAGGAAAACCTTTACTTAATGAAGTATCGAAAGATACATATAACCTTGTGAAAGATGCTTGGAAAGATGGGACAGATAAAGACAAATACGAACAGTGGTATGTTGGAAATGTAGGTTTTCTCGCTTCGTATAACGGCAAATGGTTTGACGGTGGGTATGGAAAACCTCACATTGTAAAAACACCTAATGGTAATAAAGTCCGTGACTACTATCAAGAGGGTAAACGCAACCTCGAAAAAACAGGCAAGTGATTTATTCAATATTACTTTGAAATGTAGCGAATATAAGGAGTACGCTCCACAACACTACAAAGGTTGTGTATTTTACCTTGATCCACCGTATTTAAACACCAACTCATACGGTATTAATCCAACTTTCGACTATGAGGTTTTTTGGGATTGGGCAAGAGAGTTATCTAAAAACAATTATGTATATATTAGCGAACTTGCTGCCCCAAAAGACTTTGAAATAATTTGGAACAGGTCAACATTAGTTAGCATAGATGCACAAAGCAACAACACAAAAACAAGAAATGAATGTTTGTTTAAATGGAAAGGAGAAGGATAAATGATTCATTTTGTGAGCAGAAAACAGATTGACGCCATCATTAAAGAGTGTCAAAAGTTAGATGAACTAATGGTACTTGTCGTAATGCAAGAAGATGGAAGTGGTTTTACTGCTGTGTGTGATCATATTGTATCGCATTGTGATGATTTGATTTACACACACATAACAAAAGGATATGCTTCGTTTGTATTTAGCAATAATAGTAAGATTGAGGTGGTTACAGACAAATACAAAGGTAAAGGTAAGAAATACAATAGTATGATTATAGACAAAAAAAACATTGACTCGGAGCTTATTAAAACCTTCTGTGCTCCGTCCAACCTATCTTACAAAGAAAAAATGGAATTAAGAAGGAGAATGATAAATGTATATTGTACAAGTAAGACACATACAGGATAAAAACGCAAAAAGATATACATACAAAGTCCCAGATAATGAATCTCTTAATAAAGGAGATATGGTTCTAACACGAAATGTTAATGGTAAAGAGAGTGTTGCGATTTGTGTTACAGATAGCGAAAACCTTTCGACTAATGCCATTGATATGATTATGTGTGGTGCTGAAGTGCTGAGTGAAGTTGTTGGAATATATAAATTTTGTAAGTTTAAAACTGAATCCGAAATAGATTTGAAAAATACCGCAAGTGAATACACACAAGCAATAGCAAAATATCATACAGCAACAAATCCAGCATTGCTTATACATACAACTCCATTGCCAATTACGGAGGCGTAAAAATGACAAATAAAACACGAGTTTTACAGGAGAGTGACAATGAAAATCATCAAACAAGGCAAACCTGAGTTGCAAATCAAACCATCAAAACCAAATATAATATCCTGTTCAGAATGTGGATGTGTATTTCAATATGATGATTATGACACACATTATGCCACAAACATAAGTTACGACTGGGAGGACGAGGACTGGGATGAATGGATTGTTTGTCCTTGGTGTAACACAGAAATTTATGGAATTTTTAATTTTGAGGAGAATTAGATGTGTAATGTATGCAAAAACTTGCCTTGCAAACCCACTTGTCCTCATGCTCTCGATCCACCAGTTATGGCAGTCTGTCATCAGTGTAGTAACAAATTAAGATATGACTATACATATTTTCGAGATAAATACGACAATATCTTCTGTTCTCGTGAGTGTGCTGAGGCGTATTACGACATTCAAGAATATGATTGGATAGAGAGTGATATAAAACACAATGTAATAAAGGAGTGTAACTATGGAAATTATTAGACAAGGCAAACCTGAATTGCAAGTAGTTGAAACAATGTACACAAAAGAATGTTTGAGATGTCATTGTCAATTTCGTTTTAATATCAATGAAACACATTATGGAGACCTTATATATGATAACTGCATGTATGTTCGGTGCCCGTGGTGTGGACATGAAATTAAAGAATATTTTTAAAAGAAAGATTTTAATATGTTGCAAATGCAACAGAAAGGATTTATGATGACTCGAAAAAGATTTAAAAAACTAATGTATTCACTTGGGTATCAGCGTAATAGTATTAACCAATGGATATCTCAATTCCGAAAAGAAAACGATCCAGATAGGAGATCGTACTTATTTCACTATCTTTATTACCCATATCTTCATTATCGTGAAAATCTTTACCACTTCTTTGAGTCTGGAGAAGACTCTTTCGATAAATGCAATGACATATTCGGTACGGATTGTGATTGGGTATTTCAACACTTGCGTTATACAGCAAATGAAGCTGTTTACAATCGCTATTGTGTCCGTAAACTGTTGCGTGATAGCTAAACTTGCAAACAGGAGTGAATTAAATGATTCAAATTATTAGAGAAGGCGATTTTAAATCACCAGTAATTAGATTTAATTGTCTTAGATGTAAGTGCGTTTTTGACGCAGATAAGGATGACTACAAACTGATAGCAACTTCAGGTGACTTAGCATATATAACAAATTGTCCGCATTGTCACAAAAGAGTGGCTCGTATGATGGTAAAAGATAGGAGATATATATGATTTACTATTTAACTAATAGAACTCTTGCAAGAGCAATTGAGCGTTGCAGTAACAAAAATTACAATTACCTTATTGTCCTTAAAGATAACAAAGATTTTGACGAAACTTCTGTTTCAATTCTCGAACAGGCGATTACGAGCGATACATACTGGAATACTTCGTCATATTTAACCTATGACCATATTTCCTTTAGAACAGGCACAATTACTCTCTATAAAGATTCGTTAATTACAAACGATTTTAGGGGCGTGTATGACGAAATACTCGTTGACGAATTGGTAGAAGATAGTAAATGGGAAATCCTTGCCAAACATACAAACAGGCACGGTTCATATAAAGAGAAGTATAAGTCAAAGGAGGAGCTTAGTTTTGCATAAGAACATTGATTATGAGTCCTTGCTTAGTTTTGTACAGGACAACCCTAACGCCGGCATATCACTGACAATATCAGAGAATGAATTTGACCAAGCAATTAAGACTATTATATCGGCATTGATTACCAACGAAACGCCACCAACACAATTAGTTAGCTACTTAGAATATAGAGCTCATTATATTTACATTGAGTTTGCTAACGAAGCAACGCTTGAAATAAAGACAATTGAGGGGTGAGATGAAAATGAACGACTATAAAAACAGACTTTTATCCGAGTACAAAGAAGTCGTAGATAAAATCAATAAACTGAGGGTATTTCTGAATAAATGGGACAACGGACAACTTTCGTTTGTTCCAAGGCTCTCAAGGACAAACTATTCAAAAACACTTAAAGCAATGTGTACTTACAAGATACTTCTTGAAAGTAGAATGCTGACGGACGGAATATCCTTTAAGGAGGTTGAAAATGTTTAAATTTAAACCATACATAACGGTTATTGGGGAAAACGGTTTAACGGTAGATTTTGAGTTGTCGCAACTCGGCACCTTTATGGCAAATAACATTGACATTGATAATGGGTTAGTTTGGTGTAATGAAGTTTATATTGAAACTAAGGCGATTGATTTATTAGTTCTCGAACGCAGAAGTTCTCGTTTTAAGCTATTTGCTAACACTGTTACACAGATTATTCTTCATCCTTATAGAGCAAAAAGCAAATCTCTAATCTTGCATTTAGACACCGATGCCAAAGTTATACATAATAAAGACACGAACACGATTATTATTTCAAACTTATCAGATACAGATAGGATGGTGTAATGAGTAAAATAAAACAATCAATAGAGATAGCAACTAACAGATATAAAGCAAAGCCAATTTTTGCCGAAGAAAAAAAGTTTATCGAAACACAATTACCTCAAATTGCACCTCTTCCAGATGCGTGTTGGATATATGGTGGCAATACAAAAACTGTTTGGGTGGATTTATATTCTTCACAATATTTACTGAAATTTAAAGTTGAAAATGGAGGAGAATTTTCTGTATTAAAAGATAACAGGTCTTTATTTAAAAACTACACCCCTGTATCATTGGAAGATACATTAGAGCGTGAAAAAGAACGAGTAAATAATTTATATAATAAATGCGTAGACAGACTATCTGATTATGTAAAAAACAATCCCCAAAAGACATATAAGATAAATCATTCAGGTGGTAAAGATAGTGAACTCACAATGGCTATTTGGAATGATATGTTAGATATTATTGGTTTTACACCTGATTATGAATTTGTATTTCTTAATTCTTCAAATGAAACGGCAGATGTATATAAAAGGATTAAACAAATTCCCAATATTAGAATTATAAATCCTAAAATGGGATGGAGACAATGGATAATACAAAATAAGAATTACATACTGCCTTCAGTATTCAGACGCTCCTGTTGTTCCGTGTACAAAGAAGGACAGGTACAAAAGATATTTGACAAAGAAGCAGAAATTGCACAGGTATTAGGTGTTAGAAAGTTTGAAAGCACTAAACGAGCAAAATATGAATTTTTTATGGATTATAATTTTGATAAATCTTTATTTGGATCTTCGTGTTTTCCAAAAAAATGGATTAAATTAGCTCCGATTATAGATTTACAAAATGTAGATGTGTGGCTTCTGCTAATGATAAAAAATCTACCAATTAACCAGAGATACTTAAATGGTTCAAGTAGAGTTGGATGTGTAATTTGTCCTTATTCTTCAAGCTATGAAGATGAATTAATAAAAATACATCAGCCACATCAATATGAATGGTTTGTTAAGGCTGCACAGCAACAGTATGATATAACCACAGCTAAAAGATTAGGGTATACCAAACAAGAGTGGATAGATGGAGCTTGGAAAAGACCTGTATGTAAAAATAATGATTTTCTAAAAAGGCAGCCAACCAAAGAAAATGTGAGATGGTATGCCGAACTTAAAGGACTCTCAGAAAATATGGCTAAAAAATATTTTAATAGAGTGTGTGGAAATTGTGGTTGTGCAATGAAGGAAAACGAAATTGCCATGTTTTATAAGTTATGTGGTCGCTTTGAAAATAAACCAGACAATAGAGAAGTTTTATGTGCTAAATGTTTTTGCAAACAATTTGGTATAACTATCGAAGAGTATAGACAAAAAAAATATTGAATTTATAGAACAAGGATGCAATTTGTTTTGATAAAAAAATACATAGAAAGGAAAACTAAATGGGTAAAATCACAATCTTACCAGAAACAACCATTGATCCAATTTCGTTCATGGGCAGACGGGCAGGTATATGTTGGGGAGCAGATATTACAGACAGCGAAAAAAACTACAAACGAGGTCTTGATTGTATTAAATCTAATCACGGTAGAGTGTTTGAATTTGTAAATATTGAAGCAATTATTGAAGATTACTCAGCAAGAGTAATTAGGGAATGGTATACACATATTGGTGGCAGCCCTACACGACTTCAAAGTAGCACAAGATATATCAACTACGATAACTTTGAATACATAATTCCTAAAACAGTACAGACTGAAGAACAGAAAACTTGGTACAACAACGCTATTGACACTATCAGTCAAACACTTAAAAATCTTGAAGAAAGTGGTGTCAAGAGAGAGGATGCTGCAATGTTACTTCCGTTGGGTATGACTACTAAAATTGTAGATAAGCGAAATGTTAGAAGTGTTATCAGTATGGCAGAACAGAGAATGTGTTCGAGAGCGTATTGGGAGTATAGAGAACTTTTTAATGAGTATATAAAGCAGTTAAAACTCTATTCCGAAGAATGGGCAACACTTATTCCGTTGGTCATGAAACCAAAATGTGATGTGCTTGGATATTGCCCAGAGAAATTTGGCTGTGGAAGAAAACCACAGAAGAAGTGATGAATTGTGGGGAGCAAATATATCCTACTTAATAGTAATTTGTTCCCCAATACATTAATACAGGAGGAATTATTTGAAAGACTGGACAGGAAATAGTAAAAGTGTTCATTCCGTTTTAGGCGCTTCTAACCACTCTCTTAAAGAGAGGGAAATAAATGATTATTATGCCACAGAACCTAAAGCTGCTGAACTTCTACTTGAAGTAGAAGATTTCGCTCCTAACATTTGGGAATGTGCTTGTGGAGAATGCCATTTGTCTAAAGTATTTGAGGCTCACGGTTACAATGTTAAGTCAACAGATTTGATTTACCGTGACGGAGGAATGTCAGAAACATTCGATTTTTTAGCAGAATCAAAATCTAATTCGTGGAACGGCAGCATTATTACAAACCCACCTTATAAATATGCTTATGAATTTGTAGAAAAAGCGTTAGATACAGTTACAACAGGCAACAAAGTGGCAATGTTTCTTAAACTGCAATTTCTTGAGGGTAAGAAACGAAGAAAGTTGTTTGATAACACCCCGCCACAGACAATCTATGTATCAAGTTCAAGACTTTTATGTGCTAAAAATGGAGATTTTGAAAGCACAACATCAAGTGCCGTAGCTTATGCTTGGTATGTGTGGCAAAAGGGATATAAAGGAAACACAATTGTTAAATGGATTAATTGAGGAGGAATGTTATGAAGGACACCATATATCTCATATCTGTATGTGTATTATGGTTTTGTTTATCGCTTAATTTAACAACTCGTATTAGAGAGCGAAACCAGTATTATGTAAATAAAAAATTACATAAAGCTATTTATCGTTACACAGAGTTGGGAATAGCTTTTGTTATAGGTGTAATATTAGTAAATATATTGATTTAAAGGAGCAAATATAATATGAAATACATTAAAAAAGCAATACCGATTGAAGCTTTTCAGTATAAAGGCGATTTTATTGAAAATGGAAAATATTGTATTCCTGAATGGGCAATTAAAGCGTATGAAGATGGCTTGCTTTATTATAAAGATGAAGGAGATTTATATATCCATACGCTTGAAGGTGAAATGAAATGCAGTTTTAATAGCTACATAGTTCAGGATGTAAGAGGTGAGATTTATCCTTGTAGACAGGATATCTTTGAGGAAACATATATGGCGGTGGAAGAATGAAAGTTTTATCAAAAAGTGAGTTGGAATCGTTAATAGCACAATTTCCAGACGGAGGTATTGTTTTTGCAGGATATACACCAGATGTGCTAACTTCAGAACTTATGGTGACTGACGGCGATTTTGGTGCAAAATGTATAATTCCTCAAGATGGAGAGGTGTTTGATTTCGATTGGAATATTGGGGAATACAGAGATACAGATTTATTTGCAGTATTTGACAATAATGATATTTTACAAATGATTCAAACATTAACAAGTGGATTAAAAATATCATGCAAACCATGGTGGGAAGAATAAAATTTAGGATTTAAAAGGAAAGAGGTGAAAGATATGTTTTATATTACTGGAGATTTACATGGTGAATATGACATACACAAACTGAGTTCTAAACGATTTCCAATGGGTAACAATCTAACACGAGATGATTATCTAATTATTTGTGGCGACTTTGGCTTAGTGTGGAATAATGGAAATTCTGAAATGTATTGGCGAGATTGGCTTAATAACAAACCATGGACAACCTTGTTTGTAGATGGAAACCACGAAAATTTCCCTTTGCTGAATCGTTATCCTATAACTAAACAGTGGGGTGGAAAGGTACATCAGATTGAAGATAATATTTATCATCTAATGCGTGGACAAGTGTTTGAAATTAACGGCAAAACATTTTTTACAATGGGCGGTGCATCGAGCCACGATATACAGTATCGCACAAAGAATGTTGATTGGTGGGAAGAAGAACTACCCAATGAAGCTGAAATGCAGGAAGGACTGGCAAATCTTGATAAGTATAACTGGAAGGTAGATTGTGTAATTACGCACTGTGCTCCAACCGAATTTATCGCCAGTTGTATCAATATGGGGTACAGTCCGGACACTTTAACCGAATACCTACAGCACATCGATGACAAGTTGGATTATGAACATTGGTATATGGGACATTACCACCTTGATGTTATATTTGGTTCGGATTCAGAAAAGCAAAAGCATATTTTGTATAACTATGTGGATGTGATTGATTAACACGGAAAGGATGACGAATATATGGGAATGGTAATTTGCCTTATATCACTTTATTTATTGAACGCAAATGGAATTATAGTACCTGATGGATGCTTTATTATTGCATGGAGTTTTTCTATTGTGACTGCGGTAGCAACTTTACTTTCAGCAATTGGTCAAGTAATGAGCGATAAAAAATAATTAAGGAGAGTTAAATATGGAAATTAAAATTAAATACTTTACAACAGACATCGCAAAGATTAAGCAAATCCCGAATGGAGATTGGGTTGACTTAAGGTCGGCTATTGATATTACACTCAAAAAAGGTGAGTTTGCTATTATTCCACTCGGAGTAGGAATGAAGTTGCCGTTTGGCTATGAAGCTCACATTGTGCCAAGAAGTAGCACTTACAAGAATTATGGCATTATTCAGACAAATCACATGGGAGTAATTGACAACTCCTATTCGGGTGATAATGACCAATGGGGTATGCCTGTAATTGCAATGAGAGATACAACCATACATAAAAACGATAGAATTTGTCAGTTTCGCATCACACAGAAACAGCCTGATTTTGAGTTTACAGAAGTAGAATGTCTTGACACAAAAAGTCGTGGTGGCTTTGGCTCTACAGGCAAGCAGTAAGGAGGAATAACTGTGATTACATATAATGATTTTGAAAGATACCTGACTAAAATTCAAAGAATCCATGAACTTGAAGATAAGATTTTGAATCTTGGTGATGAGTATAGTGATTTGGTTTTAGAATATGTATCGCCATTTGCATATCATGGTGTAACTATGGAAGATGAACTTATTGACTGTCTCGAAAAAGGTTTGAACCTTAAGCCTGATGAATACGGTGAGACTTGGATATCGTATTGGGTTTGGGAGACAGATTGTGGTCAAAGAAATACAATTGTAGAAATTAACAATAAAGAAGTGAATATCGCTGAAACTGCTAACTTATGGAAAGTTGTCGAATGGGAGATTCAGAATAATTGGAATGCCTTTGTGGATAAATTTAACGCAATCCCTTCGGTGAGTCATTTTTATGCAGAAGAGATGGAAAAAGTTAATTTAGCCCACAACAAAAAGCCAGAAGAATATGATCCGTTCTATAAGGAGAGTGCGTCAAATGAGTAAACAAACGATTGTAGTTAATCTTTATGGTCAGCCTTCCTGTGGTAAATCCACAGGGGCTGCTTATATATTTAGTCAGTTGAAAATGAGGGGTATTGACACGGAACTTGTAACTGAAACCGCTAAGGATATGGTATGGGAACATAACGATGACGCTTTGACAAATCAGCTATACATATTGGGCTTACACTCACAAAGATTTTGGAGACTGAGAAATCAGGTTAGGGTAATTGTAACTGACTCACCAATCCTGTTGACCGAAATTTATAACTCATTTGAAAAGTGTGGTTTTTACCCCTCAAAATCCATTGAAAAGTGTGTAAACGATACAGCCGAAGCATTCAGTTCTCTCTTTGAAAACTTAAATTTTTTTGTTAAGCGTGTTAAAAAATATAATCCAAATGGCAGATTACAAACCGAAATTGAAGCAAATAATATAGGTACACGAATTGAATCAATGCTTATTGAAAAGAATACCCCATATGAAATTATCAAAGGCAACCAAAAGGGGTACGATAAAGCCGTACAACTAATTGTGGATTACATTGACCGAGAGGATAAAATGGATGCTATTAAAGAGGATAGAGAAAGGAACGGATTGAATGTTGTTTGAGGTTTATAAAGACGGACAAGGCAAATTTATGTGTAGCGATACAAGCTGTTTACCAACGGAAAATCAGCTTAAAAGCATGAACAAAGACGGGTATGAATTTAAGTTGAACGGTAAGAAAGCAACGCTAAAAAGCGTATTGAAATTGATTGAAAAGTAAATATAGATAATAACAATTTAATATTAGTTAGGTAGGTGTTCATATGAAACCAATGCTTACTCCAAAGGATATTATGGAAATTTTTGGTGTCAGTAAAAACACTGCATACAAAATGGTTAGACAAAAAGGCTTTCCTTCGATTAAGGTGGGGAATAGGTATGTTGTTAGAGAAAGTTCCCTTGAGAAATGGATTGAAACGAACGAAGGTCGAGAATTTGTTTTACTTGAAAGAAAAATTTGAAATTACAAAAAATTTTACCATAATTTTTTTCAAAAACTCTTGACTTTATTCACTCCATCCGTTATAATAGTCACTGTTGAGTTGAGAACAGACAACATTTTTAAAGTCACAACTGTTGTCAAACTGTTGTCAAATTCAAATTTTGAATTCAAAAAATGTAGTGTTTAAGCCAAAAGTAGGCACTCCGACTAACTGCCTTCTAAGCAGTAGGTCAGGGGTTCGAGTCCCTTTTGGCGCGCCACTTATGGTGGGATTAGCGTAGTTGGTTAACGCGCCAGTTTGTGGCACTGGAGACCGCCGGTTCGAATCCGGCATTCCACCCCATTTGACTCATTAGCTCAGTTGGCAGAGCACTTGACTTTTAATCAAGGTGTCCGGAGTTCGAATCTCCGATGGGTCACCAACAGCCGCTGAAGAAATTCTTTGGCGGCTTGTTTTTTTAATAATCAATAAAAGTAGAATATATACTGAGCCGTCGCCAAGCGGTAAGGCAACGGACTTTGACTCCGTCACCCGTGGGTTCGAATCCCGCCGGCTCAGCCATGAAACAGGCACTTGCAATTATGTAAGTGCCTGTTTCAATTATAGTTACCTGTCGAGGGTTATGCTATTGCGTTGTAACGATATACATAAAAAAGAATGCAAAAGAAAAATTTCAAAAAATCTCTTGACCTAAAGTTAGCTTGAGGTTATATAATATAGCTAAAGAGAGATATCTCTAATTTATATTTAAAATTTATATGATAAGGAGCTCTGATTACG